CACCAGTTTTGTGGGAGGCCTCCGACAAAGCAGTCCGCCATGACTTGCTCAAGCTGTTTGGTCTCCAGCGGCTGGCGCTGGGGTGGGTCGGCGTAGAGGGGCGTTTCGGTGTACGGCTCATTCACGGGAGTCGCCCACCTGTTAAGCATAAAGAACGGGGGGTTGTCGGCGTCATGCACCATGCCGCCATGCTCGTACATCCACGCCACCGGCTTCGGCTCCTGCACCGGCTCTGCTGTGCGCTGGGGTGGGAGTTGGGCGGTGTCGTGGGAGGTCTGATTTAGCATCACTGTGCGAGCCAGTGCTTCCAGGCGAGCGCGGCTGTGTTGTCCGCGCTGAACAAGGTTTACGAGCTTATCGGCGTTTGTCGCTCCGTCGCCTCCTGCGGCAAGGAGTTCGAGGAACGACTTGCCCTGGGCAAGGGTTCGCGTCAGTTGCGAGGGCGACGGCTTGAAACCAAGCTCCATGAAGCGCTGAGACGCAACCTCAAGCTGGTGGATCTTTCCTTCGTGCTCCGGACTCGGCGCCTTCTCTCCGCTCAGCCAGTTGTAGAGGGTCTGCCGCGACACACCAAAGACCTCGGTCAGATAGGACATCGTGCGCCCGAAGCCTTCGCGTACTGTCTGCATCGACTGCTGGACTGAGGTTTTATTCGGCTCCTGCACCGGCTTCAACAGCCTGTCTGGTGCGTTTTCTTCCAGCCACATTAGGCCCGCTTTTGCCATCAACTCGGCTTCGGTAGCGGTGGTCGGCAGCTTCACGCTCTCCTGCACAGGCAGCTTATCTTCAACGGAGCAAAAGCTGCACTTGGTTTTTCCAACGCCGTGCGCACAAACCGGATCCTGCACCGGCTCTGCCAGCGCGGCGCGGAGGGCATCAATGATCTCTGGGCACCAGACAGTGATTGCCTCGACAGTGCCGTCATTCGAGTCAGTGCAGCCACCCTGCAATGCTTCCAACGCCTCCAGCGCCTGCTGGGCGGCGGTTCTCAGGTCAGTCATCTTTCACCCCTTGCATTTTTCGCAACAACTCAACCGCTGTCGCTTGGCTTTGGTCTGCCATCGCCTTCCAGTCCAGCACCGCTTGGCACTCGTCGTTTAGACGGCTCCGCACTGCCTCAATGGCACGGTCCCAACCTTCGTCTGCACCCGCCCACCGCATCTGCCCAAGTTCCTGCCAGAGTTTCGTCAGGCGGCACGTCGCCAGCCATGCGATGTCTGTTGTGGTCATGGTTGCAGCGACTTCAGCGGGAACTTGTAAGGATTCCTTGACAGTTGGCTCTGCCAGCGCGGTCTTGAGGGCGGTGATGGCTTCTCGTCCTATTTGCACACAAGGCCGCTGTTCGCTCCACGCTTCCGCGCCGCAGTCGGCCAAATCCTCCAACGCCTCCAGCGCCTGCTGGGCGGCTTCGCGTAGGGTGGTCATTTCATGCTCCTTCCAATCTCAGCCGCAGCCCTGACGATGGCGCGGCGGGTGGCGGCGAGGGGGTCTTTTCTGTGCCTCTCGTGTTCAAAATTTCCGGGATGGCGGTGCCCGACGTAAACATGACCTTCCGACCACTGCTCAATCGTCATCCCCAACTTCACCGCCAGCCGCAGCGCATCGCCATCGTCGGTGAGGGGGTTCCACCAAGTTGAAACGCTGACGATGCAAAGCCCCGCCTTTTCTGGGCCGATCAAAGCATCGCGTTCGGCTTGCCGTTCTTCATGGATCATCAGCCCTGCCGCCTTCGCAGCGAGTTCAAGGAGTTCGCGGTCGGTCATGTGTTCTCCTCTGCTGCCTTGATGGCGGCGCGGGCTTGCTTGATGGTGGACTTGATGCCGGGGTTCGTTGATGGGCAATCAAGGTCAAACCTGTCGGCGTAATCCGCCGCAATCTCCTTCAACGCCTCCAGCAGCGCAGCACGCTGAGCCAGCACTCGCATGTACTCCACGTTGTCGTCATGATGCCGTTGGTGCAGCATCGCGTTCTCCGCATGAAGGCGGCGCAGTTCGGTGGCAGCTTGTCCGCACAGTCCTGTGCGGGTGTATTCCCAAGCGGCTAGCGCATCAGCCAGCCGCAGGGCTTCAGGTTGTGTCATTGCTTATCCTTTCTTGCTCGGATGGCGGCGGCAAGCGCCTCCGGGTGACTTGCATTCCACTGATCACACACCTTCGCACACGCCTCAATCTCCTGCGCTCTCACGCAGTCCAGCAACTCCCGCAGTGCCCTGCTGGGGGCAAAGCCATACACGTTGCACAACTGTCGGAATTGTTCGTCAGTCATTGCGCACCTCCATCAACAACATCACCCGACGCACTGCATCGGTCAGGTCAAGCCAGTCGTTCCAACCGATGTACTGATTTACATTGATCTTCACGGTGACATCATCAACGAGTTCAACCGTTGCAACGACACCCATGTCGTTGACGATGCTTGCATGTGTGACTTCAACTTTCATGCCCATACTCCTACGATTGCACCCAGACCAACGAAGGCCAGGGTGATGATGACAAACCGGATGAACAGACCAAGGATGGTGATGTCTGGGACAGCGTCTTCCTTTTCACATGCCACCGGGCAGGGGCATGGCGCTCTGCCTTGGTTGCAAGGCCCTGAACAGAACGTGTAGTGCGGCAGCGTGTCAGGTTCGGTGCCGTCGTGGTACTCCTTGTTCATTGCGTGATCCTCCTTACTTGTTGCGCCAACAACCACTTGTCGCCCAGGCGCAGGACGCTCCTGACCCAAGCCTTTCGATTGTGCCGATTGATCTGCGGAGGCACCAGTGGGGAATTCCACAGTTCACGAGCGTGACGAACGAGTTGTTTGGTAGTCATTTGTTTCTCCTTGTAAGTTTCGTTTAGCCTAACCGCCCTTCGGGCGGATGCCTCAACTTCGTTTCGGCAACAAAAACGCCCTGCCGAGGCAGAGCGTTGAGTGCGGGGTTAACCGCAGTTAAGCGGTACGCCAGACACGGATGCCGTCCGACACGGTGCCGGTTGCGAACTGGCCCTTACCAAAGGCCTTCTTCGCCAACAGGATCTTCCGACGCCAGTTGTTCAGTTCGTTCTTGGCAGCGACATTGCACGGGACAAGGAAGCTGTCACCAATGTCCATGCTTGCAAACGGGAATTCCACAGCCTTACGGCCACGGCGTGCGCTCGTCATCGGCACACCAGCTTGAACTTCAAACATAATTTTCCTTTCGCACCGTAGTGCTTGGTTAACGGGAGGGCGATGTTACCACTCTCGTGGGCCTTGTCAACACTGCGTGGCGGTGTGTTCTCGCCACATGGCATACGCATCGGTGTAGTCCAACGCTTCGACCCAATACGTGTCGTCCCCCACTCTCCTGCCTAGACCTTTGACATCTTCGGGATGCGCCCAGTCAAGCAGGCGGACAGTCTCCTGTATCCACAGAGGCAGTAGGTCAAACCTGTACGCCGCACTGAAGATTTTCTCAGGTGCCTTGGGATAGACCACGACCTCGTACAGACCGTCATTGGGCCAGAGGGTTATTCGGTAGGTTGTGTGCGGGTTGCGCTCTTGATCAAGCATTCTCCTTTGCCTTTCTCTTGGCTTCCTTCTCTTCTTCCCTCACGCGTTGGTTCTCCAGCATCTGGTGGAACTGCACCGGGCCAAGCGTTCTGATGGTGGGGTTCTGGTCAGAACTTATCAGTTTTGCAATCTGAATGCTGCCAACGTCACCGCCTACCCACTCACTGGTGACCTCGTATATGTCGTGCCCTGCGAAGAGATTGAAGATTGCCATCGCTGCATCTTTGGGCACAGCGAAATCCCTGTGACCTAGGCCAGACAGGATGACCAAATCAAATTCAGCTTTCTTGCTCATGACTTCTCCTTAAAGCCCCGCATCGCGGGGCGACACCCGGTCCGCTCAAGCAGCCGGAACAAACAACGACACACCTGACGGTGCAGTGATACCCTTGGTGCTGATCGCCCACAGCACAGGCCCAGGCCACGCACCACCCCACCCTGCCTCGACGTAGCCATCCGTAAAGATGATCGTCGCATCGGGCTCGATACCTTCGCGCTCCATGTACTCACGCATGGAACCCACGCGTGTCCCCCCTCCACCCCGTGGTCTTGTCGTTTCAGGCAGCGTCTGCACTGCCTCACCCTCGTACACCTCATGCCCTGCCACGGCTGCGTCCCAATAGATCACATCGACCATCTCGGGGTGGACAGACTCGCAGGCTGACATGATCTCGGTCAGGGCACGGCGCAACTGGTCAGGGCCGATGGAGCCTGATGTGTCCACACCGATGGTCACACGCTTGACTGCCTCGGTGTAGCGGCTTGGCATGTAGGCATCCTGCCCCAGCCACCGCCTCGCCGGTTTGCGCCACGTAGACAGGTCGTTACCCACTGCCGTGGTACGAAGCCACTCCCGCAACTGATCCTCCCAGTTGACCTGCGGCTGAAGCAGATCACCGAACGTGCGGTCCACATTGGCACCGACCTTGCCTGCGATGAGTGCGCCTTGACGCAGGGCTGTGTCCACAGTCTTCTGCACCTCCTTGGCTTCCTCGGGAGTCAACGGCTTCATGCCATCGCCCTTGGCGTCACCGCCGTCCTTATCTTCCGGCTTCGCCGGTCGATGCTCGTCCATCGGTTTGGCTTTACCACCGTTGGCTGAACGGGGGTTGCCACCGCCTTGCCCCTTGCCGTTTTTGCGGAGCGCCCGATACACCTCGCCGGTGTCCATGCCACGGTACTGCTGGTCGAGCACAGCGTGCTCCAACACGGTGAGGAAGTCACCCCGTGGGTCGAGGTCATGCAGCATGAGGTTGATCACTGCGTCGGCAGCGAAGTTCGCCGTCTGCGCATCTTCCTCAAACATCTTCTGCCACACAGTCATGTGCATCAGCATCACATGAAAGTACTCGTGCAGCACAACGAAGCGCAGCAGCTTGTCGTCGCACTGGTCAACGAACGCACGGCCATAAAACACATCCTTGCCGTTGGTTGCAGCGATGGGTATGTCATCGCGCACTTCCCAGTTGCCTACCATCAGCACACCGGACATGGCTACGAAACGCGGGTCACGCATGATGGCGGTGCGTGCCTTGGTGATCTTGTCTTCGGCTTTCATGATTACCTCCTTAACGCAAAATCCAGGAGTGGTCAACACACCAGCGAGTAAATTCCCGGTTGAGTGCGGTCCACGTTGACTTGTTCTTCTGCCTCAGCAGGTTGGTTGCGAATACTGCCTGCAATTCCTTCGGCAGGCGGGCCATGTACTTCAGCACGTTGTCGAGCGTGTCCTTCTCGACGCGATGCACAGCACGGTGCACGGTCATCATGTTCGTGGTCGGCGTGGTCGGCAGCTTGGCTTGCTCCGGTGCGTTGATGATCGAAGCCCAGGTCGGCAGGCCATCGGCCAACTCCACGTACGCCATCAGGTCCAGCGCAGCACGGGCACCCAAGGCACCGGCCAGCGCACAGCGCATCGCATCGTCATCACCCAACGCCTCACGGCTGTTGAGCATCCGACCTGCGGCTGCGAGGGAACGCGGAGTCACGAACGCTTTGCGCTGCTCCTGCCTGTGGAAGATGTACGGGTTCTGGTCAGGGCTCGATACCGTGTCCTCCTCGGCCAGCACCTGCGGCGTATCGGTAACCCAGGCCAGCACTGCGTGATGTACGCCATTGGCTACGCCCCACTCGACCCACTCGGGAGCGGTCGGCTTGCGCATCGTCACCACCGACATACGGTTGCGAACGTGCATTTGCAGGCTGTCACCCACGCCCTCGCTGGCAAGGTTCGTGGTGCCGAAGACAAAGCTCCCTTCGGGCAGCGGGCGATGACCGACGCGACGATCCAAAACCACAGGAAGCAGTGCGTTCTGCACAGGGCGAGGGGCTTTACCGAACTCATCCAGGCACAGGGCGATGGGCCTCGTGTCGTGGGTGCCGAAGATCTCGTTCGGGTAGAACGTGCTGGTCTTCGTGGCGTGATCCACAGCGGGGATCTGAATGTCACCCACGTCTATCTGTGTGCAGTCGATGTAGACAGGGCGATGGTTCGGGAACTTCTCTGCGAGCATGTGCAGGATTGACGATTTGCCGGTGCCTGACGGGCCTTCAATCAGCACGGTGGTGTGCTGTGCGATGTTGCCAACGAGGTTGGCGCATTGATTGATGTTGAGTTTCATTTGCTTCTCCTGATGAGCCCCCGAAGGGGCGGGTTAACTGCGGTTAATTAGCTGACGCTGACTTCGAAAGACAGGTTGCCAACGGCTTCCCGCACGGTATCTTCCAGATCATCCGACTTCACGAAGTCATCGCTGTCGGACACAACAGCGTCGTAGCTGTCGTGGTCGTAAGTTTGCAGGTGGTCGTCCATCTGGCGCTCGACGTAATCGTTGATCTTTGACCAGAACCACTCTTGATCGTTGAGTGCCTCGACCATCTTGGCCTCGTCGATGGTGATCGTGACGTTGCTGGTCTGCGCAAAGAGCGCAGCCTCAGTCAGCTTGGTTTCCAGAGCGGTGATGCGGTCACGCATAGCCACCATACCCTCGTGCTGCGTCTGGCAAATGGCATCGAGGTTGTCGATACGCTCCAGCAGCGGGGTGATGGCAGTGGTGACGGCTGCGTTCAGGGCAGCGTTGATGATGTTATTGATGTCAAACATGATTTCTCCTGAAGAAGCCCCCGAAGGGGCGGGTTAATTACAGTGCAAATTCCGACAGGATGTTTTCCATCGCTGTCCGTGTGGCCCGTTGCAACTCCGGGCTCTCCTTCAACGAGTCCATATCGACCCGGCTCAGTGCCGTTTCGAGCGCTACCCGTGCAGCTTCAAGCCGGGGGTCATTGGTGACGTTGAGGTCACGCAACAAGGCAGTGAGTTCCAACCCCTGCTCCAGCATCGAGTCGTACAGCTTCGGGCGGCGCTTCTTCTTGATCTCGACCGAGACCACTGCGCCCGTGTCGTCGCGCTCCTCGACCTTCTCCACCTCGTCAGGGTCGTAGGCAAGCACAGCCTCCATGCGCTCCTTCACCCACTCGACCTGCGTCTTCACGCGGTCCCACGCATCGGCCATAGCGCCTGACACCCGGACCGCGACGGCCTTCTCATACTGATCCTTCAGATCAGCAGCGGCAGCGATGCCAACGTCTACCCGGAAGTCACCTGACTCAGGCACGGGCTCGACGGTGAAGCTGAACCGGAACTTGGCAGCGACCTCGGACTCGGGCGGGTACTCCGACCGGTCGAACAAGGCACCCATCTCGAAAGCCTGCTTGCTGATCTCGGTGGCATAGGTCTGCACGAACACACGCACCAAGTCGTTGAACCGCTGCTCGTACCGAGCGGCCTGCCCCATGACGTTGAGGTACTGCGCCGTCGTGATGAGGCGTCTGCCGTTGTCGTCCCACGGCAGGGTCTGGGTATTGAACCAGTTGCGCACCTCGCCACGCAGGGACTTGATGGCTTCAAGGGCGGGGCACTCACTGAACAAGTGCTTGTGTACCGTAGCTGCACGCTTGGACCGTGCGCCTTTCGAGGCAGTGACCTCCTCCGCAGTCTTGCGGTCCTGCTTCCGTGCTTCCCACACGCTGATGTTGATGCTGCCGAGCATTGCGGCGGTGCTGATTGAAATCATTTCTTTCTCCTGGTTAACTGCGGTTAAGCGAACGTAATGAAGCACACTGTGCATTCACCGTAAGGTCTTAATTCTATCATGTCACCGTAATTAACGGTAGTGCAACGCTTACCGTTCCAGCCGATGTGCTGCTTGACACGGCGCACGACTGCGTAGTTCGACAAGGTGTCGATGAGGTCTAGCGTGTGTCGTTTTACCCACGAGTAGTTAGCCTCGTGACCGAACGTATCGGTGACTTCGATGTTGACTTTCATGTTCACTCCGCTACGTGCGTGACTTGTTGCCCGTCCTTCTCGGCCAGCATAACTGTGACCTCGTAAGACTTCTTTGCTTTGAACATTGCAGCGGCTTTCTGCTGCGCTTCGTAAGACGATGAGGCGTACACCTCCAACTTCTTACCCTTGTAAAACGCGATGTATCCGTTCATTTCATTTCCTTTCGGTGTTGTCAGGTCAAGAACTCATGCACGATGCCGCACTCGGCATCGACGGGGTACCGCTTGGCTTTCTTGATCTCGTTGGCAATCCGCTCACGGTAGCCGGGGTACTGCTGCTTGTGGTAGTCGTCCACTGCATCAGCCAGGATGCGTTCGCAGTGCATATCGCTCTCGGCCACGACAATCTGCACACCACCGTACTCGGACGATGGGAAGGGGAGCCAATGCTCCACGATGTAGATGTTTGGGAGGTTCATGATCTGCTTCTCCTAATTATTAACGGTGGAGTCCACCCTTGTTGTTGATACCCAGCAGGTCCGAGCGATCCACGAGCAGCATGTAGTTGCTCTTGTGCATGGGTGCCACGGTCCACGAGCGGCGCTCGACCCGAGCGTGCTCTTCCCCACATTGCAGGCAGAGTCTGCGGCCTAACGCTACGCGTGCTTGAGGCACGGGGTCACCGCACTGCGGGCAGATGTGCTTTGTCATGGTTCTTCCTTTCTTCACAACAAAAACAGTCATTGCAGCGACAGATCCTGCCAACTGCCACACGCTCCCGGCGCTGAAGCTCCAGGGGGGAAACGTATTGCTCGATGCGCTCGGAGAAAAACCTCCCAGGCCCGAAAAAGTATTCGGTCTCAGTCATACCTTCTCCAGTTCCAAAACGAAATGAGTTTGTCTTGTGTCCCGTGCCTGAGCGAAGCTCACGCGGAAATCCGCACCGAACGCACGCAGGATGTGGTTCATGTGGTTGGCCGTGCTGGTGGTGTAGAACCCATGCCAGTGGAAGACCACCGCGTCCCCTTGACGCACTGCGATGGGTGATTGGTGCAGGGTGTAGGTCACCCCATCCGTTCGTGCGTTGTGGCAGCGGCCTGCCTTGCCGTTGGCGAAAGCCCGTGCGATTCCTATCAGATCCATGACACCACCTCCCCATCCGCGAACTGCGGCTCGATCACCTGAAACGTGAACACTGCAAGATCACACAGCAAGCCCCCGTCATCACCATGACCTAGCGCGGACTCGTCGGCGCAGCCGACACATGGCCCCGGGGCGTTGCGTGTCACCCACTCTTCGATCTCTTCGAACTCATCGTCCTCGTACCCGGTGGCGTCACCGTTGATGAGGTAGCAAGCCCAGTGCACGGGCAGGAGAAACTCTTCGGTTTTGATTTGCATGACTTACTCCTCAGGGCCAGCCATGAAGACTGGCAGGTTGGCGCGGTGGTTCCACCCACAGCTATAGTGACCGGGCGTGCCAGCACGTTGGCAGTTGCACCGCTCCAAGTCGTCGTTCTCGGGCTTATTGCCCGTGGCTTGTTCGTACTGCTCGGCAGTGATCATGTTCTTCTCCTTAACTGCGGTTAACTAAAGTAACGACCGACAATCACTTGATCGTCGTCTACGAAACGCACCAACGTCCCGCTGAAGAAACTATCGGATGCGATGCCATGCCAGCCTTTGAACTGGTCGAAGCCCAACTCACGACCGATGCTCTGCATATCGAAGCAGTCCATCCAGCAGCCCTTGTACTTGACGAAGCGGCATGAGCCATCGTCGGGCAGCACGTAGTCGAACTCCTTCTGCATATCGGCAGGCAGTTCATAGAGCGCCAGCATCGGGCGTGGCACGTTGTTGGTGATGATCTCCATAAAACTCTCCGGTTTTAAGGGAGCATTGCTCCCAGGCGCAGCATCATTACTGCTTAAAAGGCACCACATCGACGCAATGCGCGTAGTCTTTCAGATGCCCTTTAAGCAGGGGACGATCCAACGGGCGAGTCATTTCCGAACCCGTGTTCACATCCCCATGCGGCGCGTTATATGTACCGTCGAGGGATTCTTACCCCCAAACGATATGCAGGGAGTGCTACGGACCCTTTACGATGTGCTGCACCCTTGCAGGGGGATACATTCACCTTCCTACCTGCCACTGACCTCTTACTGCGTGATGCGACACGCACGGGTTGATGTGACTCAGCAGTAACACCTGTCGTAAACGATAGCGCCGTTGATCACGGCGCGACTGAACACTATGCCTACAGCGCCTCACGGCGTTGTGCAAGAACAACTTGTAAAAGAGCGTGTCGTTTGATTTCCCAACCGACTAGACATAATTATATGCCATTCAGCGCTCTATGTCAAGTTATTGTTCTTGGATAGCGGTACCGTTTAGTGTCAATCCTCATCCCAATTACCACTCAATATCTCCTTCGCTGACTTGAACGTCTTGGGTAGTGTCGGCACGGTGTCGGTAATTCCTACCCGATTGTGATACCGGTCGAAGCCTGCTTGTTGGGCTTCACGCTGTTCCTCGATGGTCGGCATAGGCGGCAGGGGGTGGTACGGGAGGTTGAGTAGCAGGCGCGTGGCTAGGTCCGAGGGGACCGGGTGTTTGGAAGCCCATTCCTTGAACGCTGTACCAGCGTAGGGGTGCTGCTTCAGCAGCCCCTCCAAGTTACGCACCGACAAGCCCTCGGTGATGCGCTTGGCGAGTTTGCTCATGATGACGATGTTGCCCGACACACAGAACCCGTTCGGGTCGTACCGCCCCACGCGGGGCGCGTACCAAGACATGCTCTCCTCCCAGTTCAACTCGACGCCCAGCACCGGGCAGCGGATGGGGAACCCGCCCAACGCCGTGGGGTCATGCAGGTCAGCCAACGAAAACGAGCACGGCTCGGGCTCTCCTGCGTTCTTGCGTCTGCGCTGAATCACGCTGACCCGGCACTGCTGCGCGATGGCAGTGAGTATGGAAAAGTGCCCCTTGAACGCCAGCGCGGTGCTGAACTTGTGCGGCTTCACGACAGCCTTCGGCTTCTCGGGCTTGTGCTCCACAGGCAGCTCGACCTGGGCCTCGATCAAGATCTTGCGCACCAGCGCACGGGTGCGGCTCATCCTATTGGCAACTTCAGTGAGCACATGCTCCAGACGCTCATCGGGCATCTCCTGCTTGACCCGCTCGTAGGTCTTCGTGGTTGCGTGACGCTGCAACATCTTCAGAGTGTCTTGTGACGCTATGGTTGATGCCATGTCTTTGTCGAGCAGGGTCCAGACTTTCTCGTGCGGCCCCGGGGTGTATCCGATGTACTGATGTGGCGTGTCAACAGGCAGGTCTTGTGTGGCCTCCAGGGCATCGACGTAGATCGAGAGGGGTGCGATGTAGTTGTCGAAGACGAGCACGGGGGCTTTGCCCGTGCGGAGGAAATCGGCCATGCAGTAGGGCACTTCCTTGCCCCAGCAGGTGGAGAGGTTGCGCTCGTTGTGGCGGAAGACGGCACGGGGCTTACCGTTGGGGCTGAGTTGCAGCATGACATGCTGGACGAGGGTGTTGGCGTCGGGGTAGCGCATGGTGTTAAGTCCTTACAGGGGCGTGCCGGAACAGCACGTTCTGAGTGTAGCGTAATTAGCGGGTTTGGGGGTGTCAAGCCCCGGCTGGCGGGTGGGCTGTCGTATGTAATGTACAGACTTTTTCTTACAAACCTTACAAACGTGTTAGTTTCGTGTGTAAATAATTACACAAACCCTAATATGAGCTTTACTTTGGGGCGGGGTTGAGATGTATGGAATTTACATCGTTTTTTGGCGGTGTAGTTAGGGTGCTGGAACAGAAAAAGTTGTTGTGCGACAAGGGGTTACGGAGGGGTGGAGGAGTTGTGTTCCCAAGTTCCCGCTCAGGAGAATGCGTGGGGTAGAGCCCCCTACCTTCGTGGTTGACTAGTTCCTACACTAGGGTATCTATCTATCTTTAGTAGACATATTTAAAGGGGTAGAACGAAACGGAACACGGAACAATCCGGGCGGCTGCTCTCGCGTACCCCGGCCCTGCCTCGCGGACTCGTGGGGATCGGGTGTCGGCGCTATACGTTGTTATACACTGTATAACATTGCTTCGTCGAAGGCTTCGCGCAATGCGTGTGCAGCGTGTTCGGGCTCGCGTACAGGCGCGGGGGCTGCGACTCGCGTGCTGGCGTGCCGCTCGCGTACTCTTGACATCCGGTCCCTACAGGCACAAAAAAACCCCGCAGCGTGGGGCTGCGGGGTCGTGTCGGTCAGGTTACTTGCGCATCTTGCGAATCAGGGCAATCATTTCGAGTCCAGCATTCTGGAATCGGTCAACATCTGCAACGTCAACCATTTTTGTGGCCTGATTGATCCAGCCCTGAATGGTGACGATAGGGTCTGAAACCTCAGACTTAGCCTCAGCCTTGCCGTTACCCTTAGCTCCGCGTTGCACTTCCACGCCGTTAGCCTTGTCAACGTACATGCGAATCCGGGACATCATCGTACCGTCCACCAATTGCATGTATTCCCTGCGCATGTTCTTGAGAACATCATCGTCAATGTCCCGCAATTGATCCCGCGTGAGTGCCAAAAGATCAGCCACACTCCAACGATTTGAACCCTTGGGGGATTCGGCACTGATAGAACCTGGGAGCACGGTGTTAAACGTGATAGCTTTTTTGGCTGCACTCACACCTTGGATGATGAAGGTGCGCACTTGATCGTAAGCATCCTGATCGAATGCATCGTTCGGCTTTGCTTCTGTAGGCTTGACAAGCATTACGCTCATCAGGTGGCACTTGGCAAGCCCCTTGCCAGCGCGAGACCACTTGTCGCGGGTGGTATGCTCTGACGATGCTGCATCAGATACTGCGGGGGCTGCGGGGGAAAGATCAATTTTCTGTGACATGATAAAACCTCTATCGGGTTGAATGCTGCACGGTTTGTGCAGTGGTTGAACTGTAACATGTATGCGTTACCTGTCAACATTTTCTGTTATACAGTGTATAACGCCCACCCTACCCGGAGCCCCCATATGCGCGTTGGGTCCCTCGCGCCGCGCTTCGCGCTGTATTTCTGACACACTCCACCCACACCAAAGCACAACAACGCAATTAAAATACGATAAGCCCCACAAATAAAAACACAAAGGGGGGTGAGGTACCTCACCCCCCTCAAATACAGAACACCCCCCGGGTAGGATTCCTACCACCCCTTGCGCAGCAAAAATTTAACGATACACTCCGCTCACCGGGATTCCCGTGCTGCCATGACCATACCCTGCCCAGTTGACGAGTTCGTACCTCTGCCTACCAAGGCCGGTGCCCTGAAGGGGCCTGTGGGGTACAAGGAGATGCGCGAGAAGGCCAACGCTGCCTTACGCGCAGCCGCTCTGCTGGACAAAGAGGGGTATCACGACATGCCCGAAGACGGTGAGTTCGTCCGAGCCCTCACGCAGAACGCTTTGCGCCGCGTGGCGGAGAACAAGACTGTGCCCGTCGAGGAGGTCAACGTGGCTGTGAATACCCCCATAGGGGCTATGTACGTGAGTTCCATCCTGACTGCCTACGACATGGAGGTGGTGAAGGATTCCAAGCGCCTGCGTCACTACGTCACGAACAAGCTCATCATCGAGTCCGACAATCCCGACGCCCGCATCAGGATGCGTGCTCTTGAACTGCTGGGTAAGGTCAGCGATGTGGGGCTCTTCACCGAGCGCACCGAAATCACCGTCAACAACCGCAGTACCGTCGAGTTGGAAAACTCCCTGCGTGAGAAACTGCGCAAGCTGCGGGGAACAGACGCCGCTGAAGAGGCTCGGATCATTGCGCCACCGATTGATGTGCCCATGAAGCTGCGCCCTGCCCAGGTACTCGCGGATTTGTGATGCAGACCCTCACCGAGCAGGAGATCGAAGCCCTCGCGGCCAATATCGGGCATTTCAGCCCTGAGGAGCAGGCTCAGATCGCCGTCGTCATCGATGAGTTGGAGCGGCGTAAGCACGCCAGACTGTGCCAAGTCAGCCTATTGGACTTCTGCAAACACATGGACCCGACCTATGTCGTGGCTCCACACCACAAAAAGCTGGCTGAACTACTCACACAGATTGCCTACGGACACAAAGACCGTATTGCGGTGTCAATTCCACCCCGTCACGGCAAGTCACACCTCGTCAGTACACTGTTTCCAGCGTGGTTTTTGGGTAAATTCCCTGACAAAAAGGTGCTGATGGTGTCCCATACGGGGGATTTGGCGGTCGATTTCGGGCGAAAAGTGCGAAATCTCATCGCAGACCCGAAGTACGTCTCGATTTTCCCCGAAATCACCCTTGCCCAGGACTCCAAGTCTGCAGGACGCTGGTCAACAAACCGTGGCGGGGAGTATTTCGCTACCGGTGTAGGTGCTGCATTGGCTGGACGAGGTGCTGACCTGCTGCTTGTTGACGACCCACACTCAGAACAGGACCTGCTGGCGGGTAATTTCGAGGAGTTGGAGAAAACGTACCAGTGGTTTGCCTTCGGTGCACGTACCCGTCTGATGTCAGGTGGTCGAATTGCAGTAATTCACACGCGTTGGCACCAAGATGACCTGATTGGGCACCTGATAAAGGACGGTGTCAACAATCCGAAGGCTGATCAGTACGAGGTTTTCGAGTTTCCGGCGATCATGACCGTGAAAACTCCTGCCAACAACCCCGATGACCCAGAAGCTCCAGAAAAGGTCGTCGAAAAGGCGCTCTGGCCTGAGAAATTTGACCTCGATGCTCTGGAACGCACCAAAGCGTCCATGCCTGCGTACCAGTGGAACGCGCAGTACATGCAGAGCCCCACCGGGGAGCAAGGTGCGATCATCCAACGTGACTGGTGGAAGCCGTGGGAGAAAGATGACCCGCCCCAGTGCGAGTACATCATCATGGCCCTGGACGCAGCGGCAGAAAAGACCAACCGCTCGGACTACACAGCCCTGCTGACGTTCGGTGTGTTCTCGGACGACAACCTGACAGACGGCGCACCGCACATCATCCTGCTGAACGCGATCAATACCCGCGTGGAGTTCCCGGAACTCAAGGACCTTGCCATCCGTGAGTGGAAGGACTGGGAGCCTGATGCGTTCATCGTGGAGAAGAAGTCCAACGGCACGCCGCTGTACCAAGAACTGCGGCGGCTGGGCATACCCGTGCAGGAGTTCACCCCACACCGGGGCACCGGAGACAAGGTCGCCCGTCTGAATGCCGTGTCAGACATCCTGCGTTCAGGTATGGTGTGGTATCCCGCTGGGCGGCGGTGGGCTGAAGAGGTGATCGAGCAATCGGTGGCGTTCCCCTACGGGTCCCATGATGACTTGGTGGACTGCCTCAGCATGGTGCTTGCAAGATACCGCCAAGGTGGGTTTATCCAACTGCCGTCAGACCGGCGCGACGAACCAACCTACCGCCGAACAGCGGCGTATTACTGACACTAAAGGACCAATATGATTGACAACGCACTGATGCCGCTTGACCCTGCCCTCATGGGCGACGAGCCAGCCATCGAGATTGAAATCGAGAACCCTGACGCCGTCAGCATCGGAATGGATGGCCTTGAGATCGATTTGATGCCGGAAGCCCCTACGGCTGAAGATTTCGACGCAAACTTGGCTGAGTTCATGGATGGCTCCGCCCTGCAGTCTCTTGCCTCGGAACTCGTGGCCCTCGTAGACGCAGACATCAACAGTCGCAAAGACTGGACAGAAATGTTCGTCAAGGGCTTGGAAGTCCTTGGCATGAAGTACGAAGAGCGCACTGAGCCCTGGTCGGGTGCTTGTGGCGTCTACAGCCCGCTCCTGACGGAGGCTGCGATCCGCTTCCAAAGCGAGATGATCACGGAGACCTTCCCTGCTCAGGGTCCCGTCAAGACGCAGATCATCGGTGCCATCGACCGGCTCAAAGAAGAAGCCGCCGAGCGTGTCCGTGACGATATGAACTTCATGCTGACCGAGCGGATGATCGACTACCGCTCAGAGCACGAGCGGATGCTGTACTCCCTGGGGCTGTCAGGGGCAGCGTTCAAGAAGATCTACCCGAACCCGAGCACGGAACTGCCCGCCGCTCCGTTCGTGCCTGCTGAAGACCTGATCATGCCCTACGGGGCAAGCAACGTGTACACCGCTGAGCGTGTGACGCATGTCATGCGCAAGACGGAGAACGAGATCAAGAAACTGCAGGTGGCTGGGTTCTACCGCGAGGTGGACCTGGGGGAGCCGACCCGCATCCTGACGGACGTTGAAAAGAAAAAGGCCGAGGAGCAAGGTTACTCCTTGACGGATGACGACCGGTATCAGATCCTAGAGATCCATGTGGACATGGACCTGCCGGGATACGAAGATGAGATTCCCCTGCCGTATGTCATCACGATTGAGCGCGGGACCAATGAGGTTCTGGCAATCCGCCGTAATTGGTCGGAAGACGACGAAAAGAAGCTCAAGCGACAGCACTTCGTCCAGTACACCTATATCCCTGGTTTTGGCGCTTATGGTCTGGGTTATATCCACCTTATTGGTGGTTATGCTCGCGCTGGCACTTCCATCATCCGCCAATTGGTTGATGCTGGAACCCTGTCCAACCTGCCCGGTGGCCTGAAGAGCCGTGGTCTGCGGATCAAGGGCGATGACACGCCTATTGCTCCGGGCGAGTTCAGGGATGTGGACATCCCCAGCGGATCGGTCAGGGACAACATCATGCCCCTGCCGTACAAGGAGCCGAGCCAAGTGCTGGCCGCGCTGCTGCAGCAGATCACGGAAGACGGACGCCGGCTCGCTGCGATTGCAGACCTGAAGGTCTCGGACATGAGCGCCCAGGCCCCGGTGGGCACCACGCTGGCTATCCTTGAGCGTCAACTCAAGACAATGAGTGCTGTCCAGGCGCGAGTCCACGCCTCGCTCCGTATGGAGTTCAAGCTCCTGAAGGAGATCATCCGCGACTTCCTGCCAACGGACTACCCGTATACCCCGGAAGGTGGTGACCGTGCGGTCAAGCAAGCCGATTACGACATCGTAGAAGTCATCCCGGTCAGTGATCCGAACGCAGCCACGATGGCTCAGCGGATCATGCAGTACCAAGCTGCGCTTCAACTCGCACAAGGCGCTCCGCAGATCTATGACCTACCCCAGTTGCACCGGCAGATGCTGGAGGTGCTGGGGATCAAGAACGCTGAACGGCTGGTGCCCGTTGAGGGTGATCAGAAGCCGCGTGATCCTGTGTCAGAGAACATGAGCTTCCTGACCGGCAAGCCGACCAAGGCGTTCATCTACCAAGATCACCAAGCACACATTGCTACGCATATGTCGCTGATGCAGGACCCCATGATCATGCAGATGATCGGGCAGAGTCCGATGGCGCAGCAGATGCAGGGTGCCGTGATGTCCCACATCGCAGAGCACATGGCGTTCGCATACCGTCAGCAGATCGAGGAGCAGCTTGGTGTGCCGATGACCGCGCCAGATCAGGAGCTTGACGAGCAGACTGAAGTGCAGTTGTCGCGTCTGGTAGCCCAGGCAGCGCAGCAGTTGTTGCAGGGCAACGTGCAGAAGGCTCAGCAGGCGCAAGCACAGCAGATGGCGCAGAACCCTGAGGTACAGATGAAGCAGGCTGAACTGCAGTTGAAGGCCGAGGAGCTTCGCCGTAAGGAAGCTGACAGCCAGCGCGACTTCCAGATCGCGCAAGGCAAGCTGCAGATCGAACAGGCTCGCTTGGCGCTTGAGGCCCGGAAAAACCAGGGCGAAGACCCACGGTTCAAGGCCGCAAAGGCGCAGCAGGAGTTGAGCCACAAGGAGCAGATGCACCAGCAAAAGATTCGGCAGCAGATGCAGGCGCAGGCCATGAAGGCTGCACAACGGCAACAACCAAAGGGGCAATAAATGGCGGCTACTGCGTTTGACGTAGTCATCAAAGAAATTGAGGAGCGCCGGGAGTCCATCGCCCAGGCGCTTATCTCAGGCTCGGCAAAAGACTATTCCGAGTACAAGTTCATGACAGGCGAGATCCAGGGTCTCTCGCGTGCTCATGCTTTCATAATCGACCTTGTGCGAAAGATGGAAAACGACGATGAGTGAAATACTCCTGAGCGACGGCGAAAACACCACAGTGTTGCCGCAAACCGACGCTGAAAAGGCCCGTCAGGTGCCTGATCCGGTGACTTATCACCTGCTGTGCGTCTTGCCAAAGGCCGAAGAAGAGTATGAGAGCGGACTTGCTAAAGCAGGCCAAACCATGCACTTTGAAGAGGTCATGAGCCCTGTACTGTTTGTAGTAAAGGCAGGCCCTGACGCGTATCGTGATCCGCTGCGCTTCCCCAGTGGGCCTTCGTGCAAAGTTGGTGACTTCGTGCTTGTCCGCCCCAATACGGGCACGCGGCTGAAGATCCACGGCCAAGAGTTCCGCATCATCAACGATGACAGCGTTGAAGCGGTTGTGCAAGACCCCCGTGGCATCAAGCGCGCATAAGGAGTAGCTCATGGCTAATGTACAAAGCGACGAATTCAAGTTCCCTGATGAGCAGACTGTATCCACTTCTGAAGAGAAGGTGGAGTATGAGATTGAGGCTGCACCAGAAGTCGAGGTAGTTGACGACACGCCGGAAGCCGACAAGGGCCGCAAGCCCATGAAAGAGGCCCCGGCAGAGGTAACTGACGATGAACTTGCGCAGTATTCCGAAGGTGTTAAGAAGCGCATCCAGCACTTCTCCAAGGGGTATCACGAGGAGCGGCGGGCGAAGGAAGCAGCACTGCGTGAGCGGGAAGAAGCTCTCAAATTGGCGCAGACCCTCGTAGAGGAGAACAAGAAGCTCCAAGGGAGCTTGGGCCAGGGGCAGCAGGCGCTTCTTGAGCAAGCCAAGAAAGTGGTTGCCAACGAGGTAGAGCAAGCCAAGGCAAAGCTCAAAGCCGCGCACGAGGCAGGTGATACTGAGGCGTTTATCGCGGCCCAGGAAGAACTCACTACCGCCAAGATCAAAGCAGAGCGGGTAAATAACTTCAAGCCACCAGTTGCAAAGCCTGAAGAACCTGTGGTACAACCCGCACCACGGCCTGCAGAACAGCCGCAGATTCAAGTTGATACCAAAGCCCGTGCGTGGCAAGACGCCAATCCCTGGTTTGGTTCAGACGACGAGATGACCGCAGTTGCTTTGACAGTCCATAGAAAACTTGTGGAGAGCGGGGTAAATACAACCAGCGACGAGTATTACGAGAAGATCAATTCCCGTGTACGGCAGCTTTTTCCTGATGCGTTCCCCTCGGAAAAGCCCGCAAAGAAGTCGTCAGTTGTAGCACCTGCAACACGCAGCACAGCGCCCAGAAAGATCGTGCTGACCCAATCACAAGTCAACATCGCCAAGCGTCTTGGGGTTCCTTTGGAAGCCTATGCGCGTCAGGTTGCGGAAGATATGAGGAAACAAAATGGCTGAACGTATTCCCCGTGAATTTGATACCCGTGCAAAGGCTGAAAGGCCCAAGCAATGGATGCCGCCGCAGTTGCTTCCTGATGTAAACCCAGAGCCTGGATACGCCATGCGCTGGATTCGCGTCAGCACCCTTGGCACTGATGATCCTCGTAATGTCTCCGTCAAGCTGCAAGAGGGCTGGGAGCCCGTAAAAGCCAGCGACCATCCAGAAGCGTATGTGTCAGGAACCGGCGCGGGCCGCTTCCCCGACAGCATCCAAATCGGTGGATTGATGCTTTGCAAAACCCCTTCGGAGTTCGTTGATCAGCGTTCTGCTTACTTCCAGCGTCAAGCTGACGGGCAGATGCAATCAGTGGACAACAACTTCATGCGCGAGAATGATCCTCGGATGCCTCTGTTCAAGGAGCGCCGCTCGGAGGTTTCGTTCGGACGCGGTTCGTAAAATCAAGGAGTCTTAAATGGCTTATCCCACCGTAGAAGGACCTTACGGTCTAATTCCGGTTAACCTGATTGGCGGTCAAGTCTTCGCGGGTTCTACGCGAATGATCCCGATTGCCAGCGGGTATAACGCTTCCCTGTACTTCGGTGATCCCGTAAAGTTCACCTCTGATGGCACGCTGATCACCTCTGGTCTGGCGTTCAACTCTGCAGCAGCAGAAACTGGCGGTACGCTGGGCGTCTTCCTGGGTTGTGAATACACCCCGGCTGGCGGTCCTCTGTACGGCAAGCAGCGTTATCAGCGCTGGGCTGCTGGTACTGTGGCTCCTGATGCTGTGGCCTACGTCAGCGATGACCCGGACATCATCATCAAGGCTGCAATCATCCAGTACAACGCCTCCGGCACCCCGGTGATCGGTTGCGTACCTGCTGCCGCTCTGGGCACGAACCTGACTTCGATGGCTACCGCCACCGCAAACACGGGTACGGGCTCCAACTTCAGTGGCAACTCCAACGTCGGTCTGATGCTGGCTTCGGGCAACGTGCGCCGCACGGCTACCGCTCCGTTCCGCATCGTCCAGATGGTTCAGGAGACCCAGTTGGTGGTGGCTGCTACGGGCACGACTGGTAATGCAAGCACCTCAGTGACTATGGCCGCTGCCGACTCGTCTATCAAGACGGGTATGCTGGTCACGGGTCTGAACGTGCAAGCTGGTACGTTTGTGGCGGCTGTCAGTGGCACCTCGGTGACGCTGTCGCAGGCTACTACTGCCACCACCGGGCAAACGGGTACTCTGACCTTCAGCGGCTTCCAAGAAGTGCTGGTGAAGTGGAATGCCGGTTACCACGCCTATGATGTCGCAGTTGCGATCTAAGGAGTAACACAAAATGGCAATTTCACGCGCCCAACTACTCAAGGAACTGCTCCCTGGTCTGAACGCTCTGTTCGGCATGGAGTACAAGCGCTACGGCGAAGAGCACAAGGAAATCTACGAGACCGAGTCCTCAGAGCGCTCGTTCGAAGAAGAAACCAAGCTCTCCGGCTTCAGCGCCGCCCCGGTGAAGAACGAAGGTCAAGCGATTTCCTACGACAACGCGCAGGAAGCCTGGACCGCTCGTTACAACCACGAGACCATCGCTATGGGTTTCTCCGTCACCGAAGAGGCGATGGAAGACAACCTGTACGACAGCCTCTCCGCCCGCTACACGAAGGCCCTGGCACGCGCTATGGCTTACACGAAGCAGGTTAAGGCTGCTGCGACCCTGAACAACGGTTTCAACAGCGCCGTGACCTACGGTGATGGACAGCCTCTGTTCTCGACCGCGCACCCGCTGGTCTCTGGTGGCGTTAACAGCAACCGTCCGGCTACCGCCGCTGACCTGAACGAGACTTCCCTGGAAGCCGCCGTTATTCAGATCGCTGGTTGGACGGATGAGCGTGGTCTGCTGATCGCAGCTAAGCCGCGTAAGCTGGTTGTTCCCCCGGCCCTGATGTTCACGGCAACCCGCCTGCTGGAAACCAGCCTGCGCGTGGCAACCGCCGACAACGACATCAACGCACTGAAGAACAACGGTTCCATCCCTGAGGGGTATACCGTTAACCACTTCTTGACCGACACCAATGCGTGGTTCCTGACCACGGATGTGCCCAACGGTCTGAAGCACTTCGTGCGCGTGCCGATGGCTACGTCAATGGATGCCGACTTCGACACCGGGAACGCTCGTTACAAGGCGCGAGAGCGATATTCGTTCGGAGTTTCGGATCCGTTGGGCATCTACGGAAGCCCCGGAGCCTAAGGGTTTACCCCCTAAAAAGGGCCCTTCGGGGCCCTTTTTCTTTGCTTGTTGCGCTTTTAAGCCGCCTGTCGTACATTGCCGGTATCGTAACGCATGGAGCGGCAGATGGACACCGACAACCTACCTAAGACCCGCAAAGAAGCTCAAGCCCAGGGAGCCCCGTACTACTTCACCGGGGAGCCCTGCAAGCACGGGCATATTGCACCGCGTAAAACCAAGGGCGCTTGTGTTGAGTGCTTAAAGGTGGAGTGGACGCAGGCGTTGGAAAAGCGCGCTACTTACTTCCAGCAGTACAACAGATCGGATGCTGGGCAAGAGGCCAAGCAACGGTACTACGAAAAGAATCGAGATGCAGTTATTGCCCGTGCTCAAGCGCGGCCCGATGAAGATAAGCGCAGGTACAGGAACGTATGGAATGCGCAGAACCTAGATTTGGTGCGGGCAAAAACAAAAAACCGCAGGCGTAAGCACCGCGCTGCCACTCCACCGTGGCTAACACGTAAGCAAAAAACAGAAATGCGATCCATGTATCAGATTGCCATCACAATGTCCAAGACTACCGGAGAGCCGTATGTTGTTGACCATATCTGGCCCCTTCAGCATGAGGATGTTTGCGGCCTCCATGTGCCTTGGAATTTACGGGTCATTACAAGGTCGGAGAACGCCGTGAAACACAACAAACTGCCTTCCGACGCCGAAGCGCTTGCATTCCCGCCCAAGAAGTGCTACCCTGCTCCTAGTCCAAGATTCACCCTTGCCTGCTGACCGACTTGGCGGACTGACCTCACAGACAGCGGGCGCAAACTGAGGACATTTTCATGGCCCGTACCTCGTTTTCTGGCCCGGTTGCATCCGCAAACGGTTTCATTGGTGACGTCTCTGGCGCAACCGTTTCTGCAACCGGCAACATCACGGCTGATAGCAATGTGGCCCCCGCTGCTGGCGGCATGGCTGCATTCCTGGCTTCGTCTACCGCTGGCTTGGGTATCTACGTGGGTTCTGGCGTCCCGTCGATCTCTGCTGCCCAAGGTTCGATCTACCTCCGCACGGATGGTTCTTCGACCTCTACTCGCCTGTATGTGAACACGAACGGCTCCACGGGCTGGACGAACGTCACGACCGCCGCCTAATAGGGGGTAAACATGCGCCCTATTCGTGTAACTGTGGCATCGCAGGCAGCGTCTGCGCCAGTGCCACTTGACCACTACCAAGGGCCGTTTAACGTCGGTATCGCGGTTGTTCTGTCGGCTGGGGCTTCGCTCACCTACTCGGTTGAGCACACCTTTGACGATGTGTTCGCTCCGGGGTTTGACGCATCGACGGCCACATGGTTTGCTAACTCAAGTTTGTCAGCCAAAACAACGTCTCTTGACGGGAACTACGCGTTTCCGATCATGGCGATGCGTTTGCGCATTACGACCTACGCCAGTGGTACGGCCACAATGACGGTCATCCAAGCTGGTATGCCAGGGAGGTAACATGGCTGTTGATATTGGCGCATTGCGCAAATTTCAGGACCTTTGGGGTCCGGTGCTGGAGTCCATTCCTGCGGTGATGGATGCAGTGGCGAAACAAGCCGACATGGAACGCGCTTTGAGCGCGGCCAAAAAGGAGCTTGATAGGGTTAATGCTGACGTTCAAGCAGCCAAAGATGCGGCAGAAGCGATTCGTACCAAATCTGCGGAAGAGCTTGAGGCGCTGAACGCTAAAGCCCAAGCAACTTTGGAGGCTTCGGATCGCCGTATTGCTGTTGCTGAGGAAGAATCTCAGGCCCGGATTGATCGTGCCAAAGAGAAAGCCACTGCAGCAGAAGCTCAGGCAAGCCAGCAGAAGGCGGCAGTAGAGGCGGCTGAAGCCCAGGTAAAGGCCAAGATTGCCGAAGTCGAAGCGCAGCATGCTGAAGCTGTAAAGGCCAAAGTGGCTGAAATTGAAGCGCTTGAAAAGCGTCAGGCTGCGGCTGAGAAGGCAATTGAGGCGTTGAAAAACAAGTTGGGGTAAGCCGTGTCGGTCAGCGGGGTATCACAGTCTTACCCGGTACAGGCATACTACCTCAATAATTTTGTTGATGGTGACCCCTTGTACGTTGGGAAGGTGAGCGACGTAAACACATGGCTCATACAGAAGTTCAGCACCTCAACAGGTGTGATGCTGTGGGCTAATGTGTCCAACAACCCTGCTTACACGACCTATGCGTCTGCGTGGGCCAACCGTTTAACTCTGACGTATTCAGAGTTCCAGAATCTCAGCCATGTGTAGAGGTAACCGATGAGCATGACTAACGCAGCAGAAGCAAATCTGCTAAACCTTTTGTTCCTCAACATTGACTGGGCCAACATTGGTGATGCGGCAGGCTTGCAAAATTCTGCGGCGGCGGGTAGTTTCTACGTTTCTCTGCACAGTGCTGACCCTGGAGAGTCAGGAACGCAGAGCACTAACGAAGTGGCGTACACAAGTTACGCTCGCGTAGCCGTGGCCCGTGCGGGCGGCGGGTGGACGCTGACTTCGCAGACGATCAGTAATACCGCGCTGGTGCAGTTCCCACAATGCACTGGCAGCACAGCAACAGCAAGTTATTTTGGGATCGGCACTGACGCGTCTGGCGCGGGCAATTTGCTCATGTCGGGTGCGCTGACATCTTCGCTGTCAATTTCAAACGGTATTCAGCCGCAATTTGCTGCGGGAGCATTGACAGTAACGGTGGACTGATGTGGTTTATCGCTGTGCTCACTGCCGGGAACTGCTCACGTTAATGGAGACCGCAGTGTCGCCCTGCCCTGAGCACCCGGACGGAGGAGTTGAGTGGTCGCCAGATCAAACGGAATGGGTTCCATTGGAGGACTCTGATGCCGTTTAACACCGTGGCCGCTGTTGCAGACGCCGTTGAGCAGGGGCGGCAGCACATCCAGCACTTCTACCGTGCGGGCGTACCCAACCCTGGTGCCAACTTGCTGTTTGGGGACGCCAGTGTGGCTCCCGGTATCCCGACCTACAACGCTTACCTCGGCAATGCTTTGGAAGCCACGCCGATGATCGGCCAACGCAACGCCAGCATCTACGTAGGGCCTGCTCTGACCACGCAGGAACGATACCTACTATCGCTGTCGCTGATGGAAGTCGGTGCGACAGCGTTTCTGCCCACGGCGCTGTTCCTAGACTATCTGCTGTCTTATGCATACATTGACTTGGACAGCACGGACCAGCAAGACCTGACGAACACGGAGAGCCTACCACGTTACACGAACGGCGACGGCGTGCGGGCTATGCTGGTGCAGCAGACGCCCGGAGCAGCGGTCAGCGCGAACGTGACGATGACCTACACCAACACGCAGGGCGTGTCCCAAACGGTTATCGCAGCGGCGCGGTCCTCGGCCACCATCGGCGTGCTGGCCTCAGCCGGCACCACGGCAACCACGGCCACGGGGATATTCCTTCCGCTGGCCTCCGGGGATCTTGGAGTTCAATCAGTGCAGTCGGTGCAACTCGATGTGGGCATTGGCGGCTTTGCAGTGCTGGTGCTAGCCAAGCCCCTGGTGATGCTGGCTGGGGCTCAGGTGGGAGCGACCATCGAAAAAAACTTCCTTCGGGAACAGGCGGCTTTGCCGCGCATCTATGAGGGTGCGTTTCTGAACTACGTTTACAACCTGTCGGGCAGCACAGCCAACAACGGTCCAATTGTCGGACAGGCCCAATTCATCTGGACAGAATAAGGACGCACCATGCCATTTTCCTCAATGGATGATCTTGTCAACAGTATTACCAGCGGGCAATATCAGCGCACGGATTGGAACAAGATTACAGGTGCTGCTGCCTACACCGCAGGCCGGTGGTATGACATGAGCGGCTTGGCCGGCACGCCCGTCGCCAATGCCTTCGCTGGCACCGCGCTGGCCTGGAGAACCTGCGACGAACTCACTGGAAACGGTACGCAGATTTTCGGCCTTCCGAATGCGGGCAACGTCAGCCCCGACACCAAGCATGTCTTGAACGTCCAAGCGTTGACCGGCGTGGCGACTGGCGTGCCCTCGCAGTTGATGCTGGTGGATCTGCAGGGCTACTGGCCCGGCATCACCAACAACTCAGCCACGGCGCAGACGCTGACCGGCACGCCGACGCTGCGCTACACCAACGGCGCGGGCTGTCGCCTGTTCTGGGTGCAAACGGCGACCGCAGGTGCCACGGCGCAGAACATTGCGGTGAGCTACAGCAACACCGTGCCCACCTCGGGGCGCACCCTGCCGGTAACGGTCTCCATGACTGGCGGGGCCATCGCCCCGCACATTTCGCACTCGGGCCTAGCGGCCAACAACTACGGCCCGTTCCTGCCGCTGGCCTCGGGCGACACGGGTGTGAGCAACGTGGCATCGGTGACGTTTAGCGCCGCCAACACTGGCACAGGGGCATTGTGTCTGGCCCGCCCGCTGTTGACGCTGCCATTGACCACGGTTTCTGTGGCCGCAGAGCGCGACCTGCTCAACCAACTGCCGAGCCTTCCTCGGGTGATGGACGGCGCGTGCTTGGTCTGGCTGTACTTCGCGGGTGCGGCCACCGGCGCGACGACCAACTTCTACGGGGCGGTCGAGTTCGGCTGGGGCTGATGGCACTCAAGCAGAACACCACGCTACTGGCGCAGTTGCCGCTGCGCCAAATTGGCGGCTCACCTGGGACATTTCGCTCCATGTGGGGGCGTACTGACTTGCGTAACAGCACAGTTGGTCAAGGCATCCCAACAGAACTCGCTGGAATCCCTGCGGGGCATTACCCACCGTCGTCGTGGAACATGCCCTACCAAGCGGGGCAGATGTCAGCGTTTACTTACGTTGCAGCAACGGTCACCGCCAACCCGTTAACTGTTGCGGCGGGTGTGAACGCTATAGGTGACACCGCGATTACTTTCACGGTCGGACCTTCGCAACTTGAGCTTGTTGTCTCTGCAAGCGGTACTACCAGCATCAATTTTTCGCTGACGGGCAACGCCGCTGCGGTGCTGCAAGCGGTGGGCGCGATTGGGGTTGACTTCACTGTTGGCCCCGCAACGCTGGGCGCTGAGTCTGGGATCTTCGGCAACACCGTGATCACGTTTACTGGGACCGCTACGCCTCGCGCCACGGGCAATCTAGCTGGAGCGGTGACGCCGTTTACAGAACTTTCGCCACAAAGTTTAGCCGCAGCAGTGTGGAATGCTATTGCCGCAGAATACACAGATAGTGGTACGATGGGGGAGTTGATGAACACGGGTGCCTCGGGGCTTACCGCAGCGCAAGTTTGGTCGTATGTAAACCGCACGCTCACCTCGGGCGGTAACGACTGCCTCACACTCCCCCAGTTCTTGGCTCTAAAGGACTGACATGGCTAAGTCTCCTGCATGGCAGCGCAAGGAAGGCAAATCCGAGGCCGGTGGCCTCAATGCCAAGGGCCGTGCCAGCTACAACAAGGCCAACCCCGGCAAGCCTGGGCTCAAAGCTCCGCAGCCCGAAGGTGGTCCGCGCAAGAAATCATTCTGCGCCCGAATGTCAGGGATGAAGGCCAAGCTCACATCTGAGAAAACGGCCAAAGATCCCAACAGCCGTATCAACAAATCCCTGCGAGCGTGGAACTGCTGACATGAAGCACGAAGTTTCGGAATCCACAAAGCATGTTGTTGACGCCTTATCAGTCGCTACAGTGCTGGGTACGCTTGTGGAATTTTTACCTTCTATTGCTGCTGTCTTCACAATCATCTGGACCGGGATACGGATCTGGGAGACGGACACAGTGCGCGGTTGGAGAGGTAAATAATGCCGGTCCAGTCTGAGAAACAGCGCCGGTTCATGTACGCGTCTCTCGCTGGCAAGACGGATGTCCCGCCGAGCGTAGCGAAGAAGTTTGTTGGGCCGAAAGCCCATGCCGAAGGAGGCGAAATGAAAGAGTCCAAAGCGATGCGCGAGAAGGAAGTGGCCTTCATGAAGAAGAAGGGTGCTCCCAAGTCCATGATCAAGCACGAGAAAGCTGAAGCCAAGGGGTATGCCAAGGGCGGCGGTGTCGAGTCCAAGGGCAAGACCAAAGGTAAGGTGATCAAGATGGCTATGGGGGGTAGCTGCAAATGAAAAAGCGCAATTTCCGCTATGACGAAGGCGGTGAAGTCGATTACGGCGAGGACGAGCGTCCCGCAGCCACAGGCATGTCTGAGGCAGCGGAGTTGATGCCGGAAAAGTCCAAGGCCAAAGCTGCTTCAAAACCCAAGGCCAAGCCCAAAGCTGCTTCTCCTGATCCAAGCCCTGCTCCGGCTCCTTCAACTCAACGGGTTGAAGTGGCTGGCAAACGCCTCCCCAAGGACGACGAGTCCAAGTCTGTGTCTGAGCGCATGAAAGCTGCGCGGGAGCGGGCAAGGGCTGGTGGCACCAGTACTGACGACCGTTCTGTCACCGAACGTATGGGTGGCTCTGAGCGCAAGAGTTCTTCCGGCTCCACGGATACTCGTTCTATCTCCGAGCGCATGAAGGCCATGCGTGAAAGCGCAAGGTCTGGTGGTTCCAAGACTGACACTCGCTCGGTCAGTGAACGCATTCGCGGGGCTCTGGGCTTCGCCAAGGGCGGCGCTATCGATGGTTGTGCTCAGCGCGGCAAGACCAAGGGGAATATGCGGTGAGAGCCAGCCGAGGCATGGGTGCCGTAAACCCCAAAAAGCTACCCAAAGCAATGATGCGGAAAGACGCTAATGTCCCAACCGAACTCTATGCTGAAGGTGGCCCCACGGGGCTTTACGAAAACATCCATGCCAAGCGCAAACGCATTGCCGCAGGATCGGGCGAAACCATGCGCAAGCCGGGTGCTCCCGGCGCTCCTACTGCCAAAGCGTTCAAGCAGTCTGCCAAGACCGCAGGAAGGTAACTGATGGCAACCTCTGGAACCACCACGTTTGATCTTGACCTCAACGAATACGTTGAGGAAGCCTTTGAGCGCTGTGGTGCAGAGCTTCGCACGGGCTATGATTTGAAGACCGCACGGCGGTCCATGAATCTGCTGTTTGCTGACTGGGCCAACCGGGGCATCAACCTCTGGACGGTTGAGCAAGGCACGATCCCGCTTGTTCAAGGTACGGCCACGTACAACTTGCCGAACGACACGGTAGATCTCATCGAGCATGTGATCCGCACGGGGGCAGGCAACGTCAGCACCCAGGTCGATCTGACCATCACCCGCATTAGTGTTTCCACCTACTCCAGCATTCCCAACAAGCTGCAGCAGGCTCGTCCGATCCAAGTCTGGATCAACAGGCAGGCCCCCACACCGACTATTACGGTGTGGCCTGTGCCGGATCAGACGAACAACTACCAGTTTGTGTACTGGAGACTGCGCCGCATACAGGACGCTGGAGCGGGTGGAACCTATACGCAGGATGTGCCGTTCCGGTTCACCCCCTGCTTGGTGGCAGGGCTGGCGTACTACCTGTCGATGAAGATCCCTGGCGCTATGGAGCGCATGCAGGTGTTGAAACAGCAGTACGACGAAGCCTGGGATCTCGCTTCAACGGAAGATCGTGAAAAGGCTGCTGTGCGTTTTGTCCCGCGTCAGATGTTCATAAGCTGATATGGCAAACAGGTTTGCAAACGGCGCAAAGGCATTCGGTTTCTGCGATGTCTGCGGGTTTCGCTTTGACCTGAAGAAGCTCAAGAACCTGACGGTCAAGACCAAGCAAACGCAGATCAAAGCCTGCCCGCAGTGTTGGACGCCGGATCAGCCGCAGTTGCAGTTGGGGATGTACCCAATCAGTGACCCCCAGGCCATCCGTGATCCACGCCCGGACACGAACACTTGGTATCAGTCCGGCACAAATGGTTTGCAAACCAACCCGACCTCGGGCACTGGGCCTGACCAAGAGGGTTTCCCCGGTGAGGGCAGCAGAGTGATTGAGTGGGGATGGAACCCCATAGGCGGCTCCAGGGTTTTTGATGATGCGTTGACCCCAAATGCCTTGGTTGCCAGAGGATATGTTGGTACAGTGACGGTCGTGACGACCTAAGGAGTAAAAGATGACCCCGAAGAAAGCCGTGCAGATGCACGAAGACGCCCGTCACAAGGGTGAACCCAAGACCTTCTACAAAGGCGGCAAGACGGACGCGGACATGCTCAAGATGGGCCGTGGCCTTGCCAAGGTTCAGAACCAGAAGACTGGGATGAAGAAGCCATGATGAAGACCAAGAAGCTGGCCCCGGCCACTCCGGGGCAACCGCAAGCTATTGAGACCTTGAAGGACAAAAGCTGCATGGTGGTTGGCAACATCGCGGCTAATCCTGCCCCAGGCATGAAGACCTCTGGCATCAAGATCCGTGGTACTGGCGCTGCCACCAAAGGCACGATGGCTCGTGGGCCGATGGGTTAACGTACAAAAAAGTACGCTATGAACTACACCGAGTTGAAGACTGCCGTAGAGGACTACACCGAGAACACTTTCTCGGCCAATGACTTTGCCACCATGACGGAGTTGGCAGAGCAGCGCATTTACAACTCGGTGCAACTTCCAGCCCTGCGCAAAAACGTAACGGGCACTTTGACCTCTGGTAATCAATACCTCGCGGCTCCCCTGGATTTCTTGTCGGTTTTCAGCCTTGCGGTTATCGACGCTTCAGGCAACTACGAGTACCTGTTGAACAAGGATGTCAACTTCATCCGAGCGGCGTACCCAAATCCGTCAACTACAGGCACCCCAAAGTATTACGCTTTGTTTGGTCCAGATAGTTCAGCGGTAACGGAGCTAACCTTCATTCTTGGGCCAACGCCCAACGCCGGTTTGACGGCGGAGCTTCATTACTTCTACTACCCGATTAGCATTGTTATCAGCGAAACTTCTTGGTTGGGTGACAACTTTGGTAGTGTGCTGTTTAACGCAGTCATGGTCGAAGCTGCGCGATTCATGAAGCAAGAGCAGGATATCGTGGCCGAGATGGACAAGCAGTACGTTCAATCCCTGACACTGCTGAAGAACCTGGGCGATGGTAAGAACCGTCAAGATGCCTACCGCAGTGGGCAGGTCAGGACACAGGTGATCTGAGATGGCTATCTCTCAGGCAATGTGCTCATCGTTCAAGCAGGAATCTTGGCTTGGTATCCACGATTTGGATACTGACGTACTGAAGATAGCGCTGTACGTTGCTACCACTACGCTCGGAGCGAGTACAACGGTCTATACAACGGCTGATGAGGTTGTTGATGGCGGGTATGTAGCGGGTGGGGTTGTGCTGACTAATGTTCAAGTGTTGCTTTCCGGCACAACGGCGTATGTGTCGTTCGACAACCCTACATGGACTGGAGTGTCTTTTGTCGCACGAGGCGCTCTAATTTATAACTCGTCTAAAGCGGATCGGGCTATTGCCGTTTTAGACTTCGGTGCGGACAAAACTGCTGGACCGAACTTCACGGTACAGATGCCTGTTGCTACCGCCACATCGGCGTTGCTTCGTTTTACTTGAGGAACCAAAATGTCAATTGATACCGCAAAGTCACAAGACTTTATCGCAAGCGCTTTGGCTACCGCCAAAGGCGCAACTGAAGGTGTAGGCGCAGGTGGCGTTTACCGCATGGAGTGCATCGGTCCAGATGGCAATGTCAAATGGACCGCCGAGTGCCCGAACCTTGTGGTGAACGTGGGCCTTCAGGACATGAACGCCAAGTATTTCAGTGGCAGTGCCTACACTGCCACTTGGTTCATCGGCCTGTACGGTGCGGGTGCGTCGAATACTCCAGCAGCGGGTGATACTGCAGCTTCTCACGCGGGTTGGACGGAGGTGGTGCCTTACAGCAACGCTACTCGCCCCGCTGCGACTTTTGGCACTGCCACCACTGCTGACCCCTCGGTCATCAGCAACTCCGCGTCTGTGGCTGCGTTTAACATCAACGCAACGGCTACGGTTGGTGGGGCGTTCCTGATCAGCAACAACACCAAGAGCGGCACGACCGGCGTCTTGTTCTCTGCATCGGACTTCCAGTCTCCTGGGGACCGTTCTGTTGCTTCCGGTGATACGTTGAACGTGACGTATACCTTCAACCTTGATGCCGTTTAAGGAGTAGCAGATCATGGCTTTCAAAAAAGGTGACGTAGTTAAACTGAATGCTGTTGTCCCTGAGGGGCCGGTGTTGGCGCTTCGCATGAACGAAGACGGCGAGATCTTCTGCCTTCTTGAGTGGGTTGACGCCGAAGGTGAAACGCAGCAACGTTGGTTCCCGCAAGAGCAGCTTGTAGCCTCGGGGGTTTAATGGATGGCGGACGGCGGATGGGGCTCAGGCTCCTGGGGGCAAGTAGCATGGGGGATGGGGCTCTATGATGGAGCCTCGTCTGAATCCGCTACAGCCGCCGATTCCGCTTCTGCAAGGTTAGTTTCCCCCCGCGCCGTCTCAGAGACGGCCACAGCCGCCGACACCACATCGGCGGGTTTTGTTGTTCCGAGAACAAACTCGGAATCGACCACAGCATTGGATGCTGTATCTGCGCGGCAAATCTTTGCTTCCGCAGGGTCAGAAACTGCTCGTGCATCTGATGCGGTATCAGTTGCAGCCAGCACGTTTAACCCATCGGCCTCTGAAACAGCAAGAGGCTCGGATGCAATATCCGCAGCGCGTGTATTACCTACGGCGGTTTCAGAAACTGCCACCGCAGCGGATTCGGTCACCGCCGTAGAGATTCTTCGGCCCACGGTATCTGAAACAGCGGCGGCAGTAGATGCAACCGTTGTTGCTTCCAGCACGTTCAACCCGAGCGTGGCGGAGACCGCAAGAGCCTCTGACGCCGTCTCTGTTGCGGGGAGTACGTTTAGGCCGTCTGTTTCAGAAACAGCCACCGCCACTGACTCCATAACAGCCAGTGAGACGCTGCTACCCACGGTATCAGAAACTGCCACAGCCTCAGACTCTGTAGCGGTTGCGGCCAGCACATTTAACCCACGCGTTGCAGAAACAGCTACTGCTTCAGATGCTGTAGCGTCCGCCTTCCGCCCACAAACGGCGGTAGCAGAAACGGCGTCAGTCTCCGATACGCCAGCCGCACAGCAAGTCTTTGACGCAAGAGTTGGCACATCCGGTTGGGGTGGCGGAGCTTGGGGCGGTGATCCCTGGGGTGGGCTAAACGACCCAGCGGCCTCAATATCGGACTCCGTTTCTGCGGCTCATTTCTTTGCCTCCACCGTATCAGAAACAGCACGCGCATCAGACGCGGTAGCTGTAGCTGCCAGCACGTTTAATCCAGCAGTTAGCGAAACTGCAAGGGCTTCTGACTCAGTTACCTCTGCGCAGACGTTTAATCCAGCAGTTAGCGAAACCGCAAGAGCGTCGGACTCGGTTGCCTCTGCCCAGACATTTACATCGGCGCTGTCAGAAACCGCAAGAGCGTCGGACTCGGTTGCCTCTGCCCAGACGCTTGTATCTACGCTGGCTGAAACTGCGCGGGCCTCCGATAGCATCGCGTCAAGTCAGACCTTTGGCACTTCAGTGTCAGAGTCTGCAACAGCCAGCGATACAACGACTGCAAGACAGACATTTGCTACCGTAGTTTCGGAAACCACCAACGCGTCTGACGCAGTTGCTGCAGGGCAGGTATTTTCCTCCTCCACTTCAGAAGCAGCCACCGCAAGTGATTCCGTTGCTGTAGCTGCCAGCACGTTCAACGCATTTGTAGGCTCTTCTGGTTGGGGATCTGGTGCTTGGGGCGGTGGCCCCTGGGGAGGATTAAACGATACCGCAGCCACTATTTCTGACGCGGTTTCTGCGGCGTATGTTGGTGTTACCGCAGCGTCTGAAACAGCACAGGCATCAGACTCAGTAGCTGCTGCGGGCAGTACGTTTAACCCGGTAGCCACAGAAACCGCTAGAACATCAGACGTTGTCGCGGCCCAGCAGACATTTATTACTTCTGTATCGGATACAGCAAGGATCTCTGATGCGATTGCCGCCGCTCAGACTTTTGGTTCCTCCACAGCAGAAACAGGTCGAGTCTCTGATACAGCTTCCGCCGCCCAAGTATTTGGTAATGCAGTAACGGAAACTGCGCGGGCCTCCGATAGCATCGCGTCAAGTCAGATATTTGGCACTTCAGTGTCAGAGTCTGCAACAGCCCTTGATTCAATTTCGTCGCGGCAGACATTTGTAACAGCGGTCTCAGAAACCGCCAACGCAAGCGACACAACCGCAGTTGCCGCCAGCACGTTCAATGCATTTGTTGGTACATCTGGCTGGGGCGGGGGTGCTTGGGGCGGTGATCCCTGGGGCGGGCAAAACGATACCGCAGCCGCTATTTCTGACACTGCTTCCGCCGCATACGTCGTTGCGGCAAGTGCCTCTGAAACTTCGACGGCATCAGACGCGGTAGCTGTAGCTGCCAGCACGTTTAATCCTGTAGCGCTGGAAACGGCATCGGCGCTTGATACAACAAGCGCAAACCAGACGTTTGCCACGGCAGTTTCAGAAACCGCTCGTGCTACAGATTCTGTTGCAGCAGGGCAAACGCATACAACAACTGCTACTGAAACCGCGAGGGGTAGTGATTCCGTCTCCGTAGCGGCCAGCATTTTCAATGCGGAAGTAGGCGCTTCTGGCTGGGGTGGCGGAGCTTGGGGCGAAGGCGTTTGGGGCGGGGCAAACGACACTGCGGCGGTGGCGTCTGATTCAGTCAGTGCAATTAGCGCCTATGCGTCTAACGAATCTGAAGCTGCAAACGCGTCTGACGCCGTATCTGTAGCCGCCAGCACGTTCAACGCGACGGCTTCAGAAAACACCGCCGCGCTCGACTCCGTTTCCACCCAACAGGTATTCGCCACGGCGGTTTCAGAAACCGCCCGTGCGTTGGATTCGGTTCAAGCTGGGCAAGTTTCGACAACGAACATTTCTGAGACGGCCAGCGCGAGCGATTCCGTCTCCGTAGCGGCCAGCATTTTCAATGCGGAAGTAGGTTCGTCTGGCTGGGGCGGCGGAGCCTGGGGTGGAGACCCGTGGGGTGGAGAAAACGATACAGCCGCATCGGTGTCAGACGCGGTATCGGCAGCGTACTTCTTTGCCGCCAACGTAACAGAGTTCGCCACTGCATCCGACACGTTTGCAGTCGCAGCGAGCGTATTCACGCCAAACGCAAGCGAGACTGTCAGAACCTCTGATTCTGTCAACGCACAACAGACCTTCTCCACTGCAGTTTCAGAGACCGCTACAGCTTCAGACGCTACCGTTTCTAGGCTGGTGTTCGCCTCATCTGTGGCGGAAGCAGCCGCTGCAAGCGATACGGTCAGCGCTGGTCAGGTCATCAACGTCAGTGTCAGCGAAGGTGTTGGAAGCTCTGAAACGGTAGTTGCGCAATCCGCAACTCAGGCAAACGTCACCGAGACCGCGCAGGCTGCAGACAGAAGTACCACAGTAGTCAATTGGCAGGCCAGCACCAACGAAGCTGCGCAGGCGGTGGAACTGTTTGAAGCTGGCAAGCTGTTCTTGGCAGACCTGCTTGAACAGTGCGGCATAACGGATGCGGTGGCTTCTCGTAGCCGCTGGCAAGTCATTGATGACACCCAGACGCCAGACTGGCAAGTAGTGCCGGATACGCAGGGCGCAGGCTGGCAAGTTATCCCTGATGAGCAGAATCCTGGCTGGCTGTGCATTGCTGATGGACAAACCCCCAACTGGCAATGCCAGACGACTTCGCAGGCGGGTGAGTGGGCGCATGTGCAACCTGCACCGATCAACTCTTGGTCTCCGGTAGTAGCTCCTCCGGTGCAATCATGGCAGAATGTAGCGCCACCCACCCCCACAAGTTGGCAACCAGTCGCTTCGGGGGCTATTGACGGCTGGGCGGATATACCCGATGATCAAAATGCCGGGTGGCAAGCCCAAGGAAGCCCTACCCCCAGCGAGTGGGAGGAAGTGGGCACACAAGTTGAATCCTAACCGTTTGAGGTAACCATGCCTACCAGCTACACCAACCTTTTGGGCCTTGCTCTCCCCGCTTCTGGTGAACTCCAAGGGACTTGGGGCACCACTGTAAATGATTACATCACGCAGTACATTGATGCCGCAATTGCGGGAACAATTACTATTTCTGTTGATGCAAACGCCACTCTAACAAAGACTACCAATGCTGCATTGGGTAGCACTTCGTCGCAGTATCAAATTATTAGGTGGACAGCCGCTAACGGCGCTAACCTTCGAACTATTACTGTTCCTGCAGCCTCAAAAACGTATGTAATTGTTAACGACGGTACTGGTTCCATCCAGATTGTTGGCGCGGGTCCTACCGCAGGTGTCACTGTCCAAGCAGGGGAAGAATGTCTTATTGCATGGGCGGGTACTGATTTTGTAAAGGTCGCTAACCTGAATGGTATTGCTTCTTTTAGCAGCCTTACAGTTGATACTGACACGTTGGCGGTCGATGCAACAAACAACCGTGTGGGAATCGGCACTACAACACCCTCCAGCCTTTTAAGCCTTTCGACTGCTGGCGGCGGAGCGGCAAACTCTTTGAGGTTGGATTCGTCAGGAACCCTTGGCTCCAGCTTCCCAAGAATTTTTATAAATCGCACATCTAATGCAATTACTTCCGGGTGGGTTGGTGCGTTTTATTTCAGCAGAGTTTTAAGTGACGGCTCAACCGATTCCCTTACCGGCATGGACGCTTCTGGTGTTTGGAACGCGGCGACTAATTACTTAAATACGAATATCTCAGCCACTCGTGCAGTAATTCTTAAGTCATTTACCCCGACAACCGTCGGGGCTACCGCAACTATATGGGATAGTCTTGATACGGCGGATTCATTTATCGCGGACAAAATTCAAGCAGCCGCAGTACAAGGCCGCAAACTAGGCTATGGGACTACCTCTGGCGGCGCTGTAACTCAAGCAACTTCCCGCACTACGGGCGTAACACTAAACACCGTATGCGGTGCAATCACGCTCGTTAGCGCTGCCGGTAGTACAGCTTGGCAGTCTTTTACTGTCACCAACAGTAAAGTTACAGCCACAGACGTAATCATCCTGAGCCAAAAATCAGGTACAGATCTGTACATGATGCATGTGACTAACGTGGCTGCGGGGTCGTTCCGTATTAGTTTCGCCACGACAGGGGGCACCACGACGGAACAGCCGGTGTTTAATTTTGCAGTTATCCAAGCGTTTACTTCATGAACTTTGACGTAGCCTTCGATACCCTCCTCAAGCACGAGGGGGGGTATTCCGACCATGCGGCTGATCCAGGCGGGAAGACCCGTTTTGGAATCACTGAAGCCGTGGCGCGGGAAGTAGGCTACCGAGGAGACATGCGCGAGTTGCCGCTGGATCTTGCCAAACGCATCTACAGAGAGCGCTACTGGAGCCCAATCAAGGCTGAGCAGCTACCCGCTGCAGTCCGGTATGTGGTCTTTGATGCTGCGGTGAACTCAGGTCCAGGGCAGTCGGTGAAGTGGCTCCAACGTGCGCTAGGTGTTGTTGATGACGGCGTGATCGGGCCCAAGACTTTGGCTGCTGCAAATGCAGCGAATCCCGACGCGCTGAAGATGCGTATGCTGGGGCAACGCCTCAGATTCATGGCAGGCTTGACCAACTGGCCTGCTTTTTCCCGTGGCTGGGCGACTCGTATCGCCTCTTTGATGGAGTAAACACATGAACGCTACGATCATTCAAGCGCTGGTCCGCCACCTGCTCACCGCTGTTGCGGGGGGCTTTGCTGTCAAGTACGGTGTGGACGGCGGCACGATGGACGCTATCATTTCTGGAGTTTCCGCTCTCGCAGGTTTGGGCTGGTCGATCTACGACAAGAAGAAGCAGTGAAGTAGCCGCAGGGGTAATCATGCCACTGAAAAAACTTCTGTTTAGGCCTGGCGTAAATCAAGAGAACACTCGTTTGTTAAATGAAAACGGGTGGTATTTTTGCGACAAAATTAGATTCCGCCAAGGCACACCTGAAAAAATTGGAGGGTGGCAAAGAATATCTAGCTATGCTTATGAAGGGGTCGCTCGATCCTTGTGGGCATGGAGCACTCTGGCGAGCACAGCTTATTTGGGCGTAGGTACTAACCTAAAATACTACGTAATGCTTGGTGGGTTTTACTACGATATTACCCCTATTCGTTCTACTGCCACGCTTACCAATCCCTTTTCCACTATTTCTGGCTCCTCCACGGTAACAGTTACCGATGTAGCACATGGGGCGGTAAACAACGATTTTGTCACATTCAACAGCACATCTACTGTTGGGGGGTTGACAATAGCTGGGGAATACCAAATAAATGTTCTTAATAGTGATAGTTACACTATTACGACCACTGCAAACGCTTCGTCTACCGTTACCAATGGGGGTGGGACGGCGATAGCTACGTATTTAGTCAATTCTGGCGGTGCCATACAAACACCGTTTACAGGGTGGGGCGCGGGGGCTTGGAGTTCAGGCGTTTGGGGTTTAAGCGCATCGTCATCAATTGATTTGCGTATATGGAACCACCAAAATTTCGGTGAAGACTTGTTGTACGGGCCAAAAAGTGGGCCTATTTACTATTGGGACGCAAGTCTAGGTGTTTTAGATACGCCTGTCACTATTACAGTTGCAAGCCCTGCTGTGGTTACAAGCTCTCTTGCACTTGTAAACGGTACGGCGCTTTCGTTTCGTACAGATGGGGTCATGCCTACTGGGCTTACTCCAGGGGTTGAGTATTACGTAGTTAACGCTTCTGGTGCAAGTTTTCAAGTGGCTGCAACGCCTGGAGGGGTAGCCATAAATACTACCGGGGCGGGTTCTGGGGCCGTATTTATATCACCGCGTGGGCAACCGCTATCTTCTTTGCCCGGTGCTGCGGATGTTCCTCCCACAGCCGACTTATTTCTTGTGTCTGACACATCGCGTATTGTCTTAGCTTTTGGGTGCCAAGGGTATCTGGCGTCTGTTGTTGACCCAATGCTTGTTAGATGGTCTGATATCGAATCAGCGGTCAATTGGGTGCCCGCTGCCACTAACCAAGCAGGTGAAGTCAGACTCTCCCACGGCTCCAGAATCATCGCTGCAACTCAAGTTCGGCAGGAAATACTGGTTTGGACTGACACATCCTTGTATTCGTTGCAATATATTGGTGCACCTGAAGTTTGGAAATCGCAGCTTCTCGCAGATAATGTAACAATTATTAGTGACCGAGCCGCCATCACCGCTGCAGGCGCTACATTCTGGATGGCGGATGAAAAGTTTTACGTTTATGATGGACGTATAAACACACTAAGCTGTGATTTGCGTCAGCATGTATTCGGCAATTTTAATTTTTCACAAGCGCAGCAAGTATTTGCGTCAACCAACCAGCAGTTCAATGAAATTTGGTGGTTCTATTGCTCCGCAAACAGCACTGTTATCGACAGTTATGTGGTGTACAACTACTTAGAAAAGATATGGTACTACGGCAGTATGGGGCGCACTGCATGGATTGATTCCAGCGCTGTGGCAGTTACCCCGACCGCTGCTACTTATTCCAACAACCTTGTTTATCATGAGGTTGGTGTAGATGACTCAACTACAGACACCACGCTACCAATTGAAGCCTACATAACTTCTGCGGAGTTTGACATTGATGACGGTGATCGCTATGGGTTTGTGTGGCGGGTTCTACCAGACATAACTTTTAGGGGCTCTACAACTGGATCGCCTGTGGCAAACCTAACGCTGCTGCCACTCCAGAATTCTGGCTCAGGATATAACAACCCAGCTTCTGTTGGCGGTACTGACACTGGTGCTGTAGTTCGCAGTGCCACAGTGCCTGTGGAACAGTTTACGCAGCAGCTAAATATCCGCGTGCGCGGCAGGCAGATGTCTTTGAAAGTTGCATCTAACACGCTGGGGGTTCAGTGGCAGGTCGGTGCGTGTCGGATTGATATAAGGCCTGATGGCCGTGCGGGCGTGCGATGAGTATTTGGGCCCGCATAATCAAGCGGTTTGTTGCGCCCTCTCTGCCCAAACCAACTGAGGAATACGACCGCGTATATTTTGACAACTTAGTCAATATCCTGCGGCTGTACTTCAACCAACTAGATAACCTTCTGGGGCAGATTGTGGCAACCACCGGAAACGCAGTCCCCGTGAGCATTGGCGGGACGAACGTCGATGCTTTTGGGCGCGTACGCACAAGCGCCCCTTACACGTTGTTTGACTCCCAGAACCGCTACGGTATTGACAATCAGTTTGACACTAGCACGGCCACGGGTGGTTCAACCACGTACCTGCCCAATGAGTCCTCGGTTCGTTTGGATGTCACCACCTCAAGTGGCTCTGAAGTTGTAAGGCAGACTTACAGGTGCATGCCGTACCAACCCGGCAAGGGGTTGTTGTGCTTGGCTACGTTTGTGATGAACCCGCCCAAAACAGGCTTGCGTCAACGGGTGGGGTACTTCGGAACCCAGAACGGAGTGTTCCTTCAACAAAACGACAGCACCGTCTCGTTCGTCCTTCGGTCTTACATCTCAGGCTCCGTGAGCGATGCGCGGACGGTCAACCAAGCCGACTGGAACGGCGACAAGCTCAACGGCACTGGAGATTCAGGGTATACCCTTGACCTGACCAAAGCGCAGATTCTCTGGATGGACTTTGAGTGGTTGGGCGTTGGCTCAGTGCGGTGCGGCTTCATCATCAACGGGGAGTACATCGTCTGTCACACGTTTGAGAATGCAAACGACATCACTTCTGTTTACATGACCACGGCGATCCTGCCGGTTCGCTACGAGATCACCAACACCGCAGCAACGGCAAGTGCTTCGTCCTTGAAGCAGATTTGCTCCTCGGTGGTTTCTGAGGGCGGCTACGAGCAGACATCCATTGAGCATGTGGCCCGTAGAACTGCGGCCAGAACTTCGATCAGCACAACCTTTGTGCCGCTAGTTTCCATCCGGCTTGCTTCCACGGCGCTAAACGCAGTGGTGCTGCCTGCCAAATTTAACGTGATGCCAACCTCGACAGGGGATGACTTTGAGGTGGTGCTGGCTAAGAACTGTACCGGGCTGACCTCGGCCTCTTGGGCGGCGGTCTCAAGTGATGCAAATGTGGAGATGGACACCTCTGCCACGGCCATGACGCTGGGCACCATTGTTGATATCCAGTACGTGAAGTCCACCAACCAGTCTGGTGGGACCATCAACCAACCTGCCGGGTACAACTGGGATCTCCAGTTGGGGTCGTCCTTGACGGGCACGAGCGATATCTATACGCTGGGCATCCGTGTGCTGTCTGGATCAGCCGGAGCGGCCATTGGATCTTTGACCTTCTACGACTTGACGCAGTAATGGCACGTTTCAACTCCAATATCCGCAGCCTCGCGTCCGAGGCGGAGTACGAGGATCAAGGCGCTGATGACTGGACCTTTGGGCCTTTTACTGAACAGCCAGTAACCATCCAAGACCTGCAGCAGATTGTTGCAACCCCTACGCCAACACCGGCACCTGTTGTTGCCCCTGCTCCTGTTGTTACCCCTGCTCCTGTAGATCCAGGCCGATGGACTTGGATTTGGAATGATGTATCTAATGACAATCAAGAACGAGGGGTTCTTAGAAATTCTGTAACCGGGGAGGATCGCTATACAGACTGGCGTCCCCTGGGAGACAAAGAAGCTATCCGTGCATTAGCGGAGCCTTTTAGCTTCCAACTAAATAACGAGCCTGTATCCACAGACTTCACTAACTGGTTGTCTGGGTACAACCAAAGATTGTCTGATGCCGAAGCCGCTCGTGTAGCCGAAGCCAACCGTTTGGCTGCTGAAAAAGCAGAGGCAGACAGAATCGCTGCGGAACTTGCAGAAAAAAACAGAATAGCAGAAGCCTCTAGGTTGGAGGCAGAAAAACAAGAAGCTGCTAGGATTGCTGCAGAGAAAGCTGCAGCGGAGGAACAGGCACGTATTGCGGCACAGCAAGAAGCAGAAGCAAGGGAAGCTGGCCGTATTGCTGAAGCTAATCGCCTAAGAGAAGAGAGGCTAGAAGCAGAAAGGCAAGAAGCAGCAAGGCAAGAAGAGGCTCGTATAGCTTCGGAGCAAGAATCTGCTCGCGTTGAGGCTGCTCGCGTTGCCAAACAACAAGAAGACGCTAGAGTGGCGGCGGAGCAAGAAGCTGCGCGGCAAGAGGCCGCGCGTGTAGCTGAGGCACAAGAGCGGGAGCGTGTTCAGCAATCAAACATTCGTTCGCTTGCAACTGAACAACAGGTCGAAGACCAAGGCAACCTTGATCTTTTCAGGCCGTTTACTGCACAGCCTGTAACAGTTGAAGAGTTGCAGCAGATCGTTGCGCCTACCCCCACGCCAGAGCCGACCCCGGCTCCGTTTAACCCTGCAGGTTTTGATTGGTCTCAAGGCGTCCAAAACATTGGCGGTACGATCTATCAGCCGGAGTTCGCGTCCACTGGTCAAGGTGATACTTTTGAACAAGGCCCATTACAACGGGTGCTTCGTTACCAAGAAGGGCAAACCGCGCCCAGTCAGTCCTACGAAGTTATCGACCCAACGACTGGACAGGTAACCGGCACAGGTAAGTTTCAAGAGGTAGGCAATTTGGGTGACATGCTGCAAGAAGCAGCAATAGACCTTGCGCCCTTAGCCACTTTCGCCCTTGGTGTCGGACCTCTTGGCGGAATGCTCGGCGGGTCAATTGCAAGTGCGCTCGGTATTCCGGTCGCTGCCTCCGCTGGCGCTGCTGGTTTGAGCGCAGCACAGGTAGCCGCACTTGGCTCCGCAGTAGGTAATGCAGGCATTGGACTGGCACAAGGCAAAGACCTCGGTGATGTGCTAGAAGGCGCAGCAAAATCGGTATTACCAGGACTTATATCTACTGGGATTAACCTCCCGGATTATCAAATCCCTGGCGTAAAAGAAATTGTCGGTAACGCGTTCCCAGACTCTGTAAATGACGCTATTGTAAGAGGCGCACAAGATCTTGCTTCTGCTGCGGTCAAGTCCGTCGTTACGGGGCAAGATATAGATGTAGCCAGCGCCCTGCTCCCTTCGATTGTTAGTGGGGTAACCGACGCAACAGGGCTACCGACGCCTGTTGTGCAACTGGGCATCCAGTCATTATTGGGCGGCGACCTGACCCCTCAGGGCATATTTAAGGCGGTTGTCCAAGGTGCGCCAAAAACCCCTGGAGGGCTTAAAGCAGAAGGGGAAGATGAACCGGTAGCTGCCGCAGATGTCGCGCAAGCGGATGTTGATACTGAAGAAGAGACATCGCTCTTCCCCGAGTTTGACCAGCCGTTGCTGACGGCGGAGCCAGAGGCCCCCGCTGTTACCGAGCTTCCCCCGGTTGACGTAGTCCAACAATTACAGCAAGCTGGATTGGAAGAGCTTCTGCCCGAGCTATTCCCTGAGCCTACGGCAGCGCCCATATCCGACCTTGAGAAAGCGCTGTTTCAAGAAGCCAACGTGATGCCGGAAGGCCCGCAGCAGGTAGTCACCACAGCCGAAAAGGAAGCGCCGGTACTGCCAGAACTGCCGGTACTGCCGGAACTGCCGGAACTGCCAGAACTGCCCGTGCAGCCGACTGAGCAAGACGTACAGGACTACATTCAAAGCGTCATCAATGCGGAAGCAGCGCTCCCCAAGGATGAGACGCAGCGGTATGAAGCTACAGGCAACTTGCCCGATCAGACGCTCTACGAACTGCCAGAAGCGCCTGTGGTGCAGGACTTGTATCAGCCTCCTGGGGAAATTGAAGGGCCGTCCACTATTGAAACAACCGGCACAAAGCTGCCCGAGACGCCCGTCATTCCGCTAGAGGATGTGCCGACAGTTGTTGAGCCGGACTTGAGTCAAGGGTTGCCCACAGTCACTGCGGCACCAACGCCTTCCCCTTCTCCTTCCCCTTCTCCTTCCCCTTCTCCTAGCCCTGCCCCTGCGGCACAATCGAAGCCGTTGGATCTGGAAGCGCTGCTTGCTTTGTTGAACCGTGGTCAGACAGCCCCGCAGTACACAACGTACAACCCGGTCATCGCGCAGTTGAAAGACTTGTACGACTTGGAGAAGATGTTCTCGGTTGGTCGAGACGACGAGACATCCATCGAAGATCTGCTGAATATCATCGGCGCAAGCCGTAGGAGTTAAGAATGTCTGATTATGTTTGGGATTCAGATACGGAATCTTGGATTGATAGTGATACTACATACCAAGACAATTGGATATTCGCTCCAGGCGATAGCAACATTTCTGACTATGTTGTCACGGATACCGGACTGATCCAAAGCCCTGGTGGGGATTTCGGCACGTTCAAGAACGGTACTTGGACTCCGTATACTGGCGGCGATATCGACACGTTTCTGTCTGGGTCCACTGCGCCAACCGGGCTAGCCCGCACTGCGGCTCAAAAAGCAGGGCAGTTCATCAAAAAGCTCTTCTCCGGTGAAGGCTCTACCGCCGACTACGGCACGGCAATCGCAGGGCTGATGGGGCTGTATGAGCAGATGAACAAGGATCGTGCCCCCAAGACCTGGGAGGGCACCGTTACCAAGACACCGTACACGGCACCGACGACCACGCCCGAGTTCAATGCTGCAGTGCAGCAGCGCCCGTATGGTGAGCGCGTGATGGGCATGGACCCGTTTAGCTACACCGGAGGTGTACCTACGGCTGCGCCTGCGCCAACCAAGTCAATCTTCGCGCCAAAACCGGAAACGCCTGCGGTTGCTTCCGCCGCCCCGGCGACCGCTGCCCCCGCTGCCCCCGCTGCCCAACAGGCGGCATCTGACGTAACTAAGCTACTGCCCGTACCAGAAAGGTACACCGCCGCTGCTGAAGGCGGGCTCATGGGCCTTGCAAAAGGTGGGCGCACCAACCCTCCACGCTATCTCAGGGGCCAAACTGATGGTATGGCAGACAAGATCCCGAGTAACATCGACGGTGTGCAGCCTGCCAAACTGAGCCACGGAGAATTCGTGATTCCTGCAGATGTCGTCTCACACCTTGGTAACGGGAACTCTGATGCTGGAGCCAAAGTGCTTTACAAGATGATGGACCGAGTGCGGCAAGCCCGCACAGGCAACAAGAAGCAAGGTCGCCGTATCAACCCTGAGAAGTTCACGCCCGGTGGAATTGCTGGCTATGCCGGTGGTGGCGCGGTTGCTTTCCAAACTGGTGGGGCAACGGGCAATACCGCCACAGGCGGCACCCTCACAGGTGGGCTGTCTCCTTACATCGGGGACTACATTGCTGGGCCGAGCGGCTATCTCAGCAAGGCATGGGGTTTGAGTGAGAAGCCCTATGAAGCCTACAAGGGTCCGTTGACCGCTGGACTGTCTCCTCTGCAGCAGCAAGCGCTTGGTGACTACGGCAACCTGCAAGTACCCGGTGCGATGGGACAAGCCACGCAGACTGCTGGTGATGTGGCCGGTAAGTTTGGCAGCATGTCCTACTCCCCAGTAGGAGAGACGTTCGGCGCTCAGCAGGCCCAGCAGTACATGAACCCGTACTTACAGGCTGCGCTTGATCCGCAGCTTCGGGAACTGACTCGGCAGTCTGATATCGCCCGGAACATGGATGCTTCTAGACTGGCACAAGCCGGTGCTTTCGGTGGCTCCCGTCAAGCCATCATGGAAGCTGAAGGGCGTCGAAATCTGTTGGGCAAGCAGTCGGATGTGCTGGGTCAAGGTTACGCCACTGCGTATGACAAGGCGATGGCACAGTTCAACGAAGATCAGCGCCGCAAGATCGGTGAAGCACAGTACGGCACGGACTTTGGCTTGAAAGCTCTTCAGGGGCAGCTTGGCGCGGCACAGGCGCAGAGCGGCTTGGCTCAGGCAGAGTTTGGAACAGGGCTGGAAGGGCTTTCCGCTCAGATGCGGGCGGGTGATGTCCAGCGCGGGGTAGAGAAGGAAAACGTGGCCGCTCAACTCGCTCAGTGGCAAGAAGCGCAAAAGTACCCATACGAGCAGTTGAAGTTCCAGCAGAGCATGATCCAGGGCCTGCCTGTCTCGACAAGCACGACAACACCGACGACTTCGATGTTCAGTGACCTACTGGGTGGGGTTGGCGGTCTGCTTGGTTTGTACGAGCGTTTGAATAAGGTGGGAGGCTAAAAATGCAAACATCAATCAACAAGCCTCTTCAAGATCTGCTACAGACGGCGCAATTTGTGACGCCTTCTGGAGGCGATACCGTTGCCGCCAAGTATGCCCAAGCCGCCCAGCAAAAAATGCAAGCGCAGGCTATGCCTCCCGGTATTGAAGCCTTGATGCCCGGTGTAAAGCAGCAAGCCATGATGTCTGCACAAGCAGCACAGCCTGCTACGCAGGGTGATGTCAATCAGCTTCGGCAAATGATGGCTCAAGCGCAACAAGCCCAGGCGCAGCAAGGACAAGGCATCGCCGCTGGTGCCGATGTGCAGATGGCTGAAGGTGGAATTGTTGGGTACGCTGGTCCTGACGGTTCTGATGTCGAGCTTGATGTTACTGGGAAAATTAAAAAAGCACTGCGTGATTGGTATGAGCGTACCGAGCGTGGCTATATGGAACGTGCAGGCGCAACACCAGAAGCAATTGCGAAAAAGCTGAATAAAGAACCGTCTGTAACACCTGCACCAATTCCTGAAGGCTCTGATCGCCGGTTGGATATTCCCGCTGGCGGTGTTGTGTCTCCCGGTATGGTTCGCACTGCACCTGCTCCACGTCCGCCCGTACAGCGTCCGCCCGCTGCGTCTCCTGCCGCTGCTCCTGCAGCGCCTATGCTTCCAGATACCCGCGAACCGACGACGGTCAATCCTTCCGAATCAGCGTTGATGTACGCCCAAATGCAGGGTGGACTCAAGGAACTGCTGGAGCGGCAGGGCAAGCCTCGTGAGCGCACACCGGAAGAGTTGAAGGAGGCGGCGGCGCGGGAAGAAGAGATCAAGCGCCGGATGGGTGAAATCGATGCATCAAAGGCCCGCTTTGAGCAGGCCAAGCAGGAACGTCTTGCAGGGCAACAAGGTCAAGGTCTGCGGGATCTCGCGTCATTTTTGGCTCGTGCTGGCGGAGCGCGTTCAGGTCTTGCTGGTCTGTCTGAGGCGCAACTTGGCATGGAGCCCGTCCTTGCTGCCCGCTCTACTCAAGAGCAAAAATTCCGTGAACAAGAACTTGCTTTCATAGATAAGCTCGGTGAGCGTAGGGATCTTGTCACTGATATGCGGCTGGCATCGCTCAAGGATGATGCAGGTCGTGCCCGTGAAGATGCGGCCAGGATACGCACACTGGACATGGAAATCTCCAAGCTGGGGTTGGGCCTGGGCGAGAAGCGTGCTGGCGAGTTGGCTCGCGCTGAGTTGTCCCGCGAAGAGGCAGCAGGTCGTGCCAAGGAAGGTGCACTTGATCGGGCCTCTCGTGAGAAGGTTGCCCGCATGGGGCTTGACGCCCGCGCAGCGGGGGCGGGTGCTCTCACTCCTCGGGATATTGCTCGGTTCCGTGCGCAAGCTGAAAAAGATGTGGACGCGCAACTTAAGACAGACCCTAAGTACGTGTCAATGAAGGTGCGTGATCCGGCTGGAGCGGAAACGTACAGGACTAAAATCATCGACGAGCGGTTGAAACGGGTACTGGCTGAAGAAGGATTTGGTACCGCTGCCCCCGCACCCGCACCTGCTGCAGGGCAACTATCCCCCGAGGTTCTCAGCCAGTTCAAAGTCCGCCCTGTAGGTCAATAATATGGCACTGTATCGCGTCACTGCCCCTAACGGAAAAGATTACGAAATTGAGGGTCCAGCGGGGGCTAGTAACGCGCTGGTTGTTCAGGCACTGCTTGCTCAATACCCAGACGCAGCGAAGAAGCCTCCTGAAACCACCATCCTCGGGCAAGTCAAGGAAGGCTTCAAAGGGCTCATCCCCGGTGCAGTAGGTCTTGTTGAAAGCGCGGCCACAGGTGCCAGTGCGCTTCTGCCAGAGCAGTACGAAAAAGCCGCTCGGGAGAAGATCGCCAGTGTTGCTGGCGCGATCAAGGCACCGTTTGCTGCTGCACCGGGATACGAGGACTCCATCATTCGCAAGGGCAGCGAAGCTCTGGGCTCGACGCTTCCATTCCTTGCGGCAGGCCCCCTGGGTCTTGCGGGGCGTGTCGGCGCAGTTGGTCTTGGCGTTGGTGCTGGCGCAGGTGAAGCGCGTACCCGGGCGGAAAAGGAAGGTGCCACTGCAGAGCAGCGTGGCACAGCTACGGCCTTGGGGGTCATCCCCGGTGCTTTGGAAGCGTTTGCTCCGCTGCGCATCCTGTCACGCATTCCTGACGCTGCCACGGCGCAGGGTGTCCAGATGGTCAAGCGGGCACTTGTTGCTGGTGGTGAAGAAGCCGCACAGGAAGCCGCGTCCGGGTTCGCGCAGAACCTGATCGCCAAGGGGGTCTACAAGCCCGAGCAGGAACTCATTGAAGGTCTGGGTGAGCAGGCCGCTTATGGTGGCGCTACTGGTGCCATCGTGCAGGGGTTGATGGACCTTGCGTTGGGTCGTCGCGCACGAGGTGCGCAGCCTGCTCCGGGAACTCTGCCCGGTGAGACACAGATTGAGCGTGCTGAACGTCTTGCGGCGGAGAAAGCAGCGGCCAAAGCCGCACAACAACCCGCAGCACCTCCGGTGCCTGCACCGGCACCAGCACCGGGAGAAATTCCAGCGCCTCCGCCCGTGGCGGGGGCTCCCGCACCAGAACCCCCGGCGATTCCCGAGCCCAAGGTTCGCAAGATGGGGGAACCCATACCCCTGCCTGATGTGCTCGACAGCGATACGGTGAAGCGGATTGGCTTCCCTCGTGGCAAAGTGCATGATGCGTTGGTTGGCAAGAGTGTCACCGACCCTGAGATTCGCACAGTGCTGGAGGAATACCTCAACCGCCCCACAGCGAACACCAAGACGGCTGAGAAGATCAACGCGTTCCTCGCCCGTTTGCCTGAGCCTGTGGCTCCTGAAGTGGCAACCCCTGCTCCGCCCCCGGTAGTTGAAACCGCCGCGCCTGCTGTGCCCCCAGCAGAACCTGCTGTAGAGGCTCCGGTGGGCGGAGCGCCCGTTGTTGAACCCACACCCCCTGCACCTCCAGTACCGGAGACACCCAGTGTCGCAACTACACCAACTGAACCAGAAGCAGGTGGAGCAGGCGCTCCAGTGGCTGGCGGACCCGCTGCCGTCGCCGCCCCCGAAGGGGCTGGAGCCGTTGAACCAACTGGAGTGGTTCCTCCTGTCGCGGATGCTGGACAGCCTACTGGAAGAGAAGAAGCAAAGCCCGCTGCAGTAGCAGAGCCCGCCGCTGCTGAACCCGCAAAGCCCGCGCCCGCCGAAGTTGTTCGTGGCGAATACGAGCCGCCTGTCAAGGCTGGGCTGAAGCCTGAGCGCGAGCAGCAGCTTCGTGAGAAGCTGGCGCAGCAGCGCAAGGAACTCGCAGTTCTTGAAGCAGCCCGAGACAAGGCTGAAGGCAACATATACCTTGCAGAGATCACTGGCAATGAGGAAGCCAAGGCCCGTGCCATCGACGCGCACGAAGCCGCCCGTCAGGTGCTGAAGAAGGCCACCAGTGCCGCTGACCGTACCTACGCGCAGATCTTCGACATGGAGCAGGCTGACTTCGAAGGGTCAGTCGGTGAAGCCTACGTGGCCGAGTTGCGGGCGGAACAACAGGCCAAAGCCCAAGCAGCGCGGGCTCCTGAACTCGCTGGGTCCTACCCATACAACCTGAAGACTGCTGAGGCAGTACAGGAAGAGTTGCGGGATCAAGCCTCACACCTGCCTGGGTACAAGGAACTCATCGAGAAGTATTTCACGCCTTCTCGCCAACTGCGCAAGGGTAAGACGGAAGAAGAGTTTGTCAGGGAGGGGCAGAAGTTCCTCAGCAGCAATGTGCTGTATCAACAGGCTCGCACCGGTCCCGTTGACTTGGAAAACTCCCGTGAGATGGACACAGCCCTGCGTGGGAAGTCATTCACGGAAGCAATCGACTACGCTATTACGAACTCACGCGACGATCTTGACCGGCAGGTTATGGTTAAGGTTAAGCGCCGCGCTGAAGAACTCGCTGCCAAGGGTGTTGAATTTAGTTTTGATCTGACCCCGCAAGGGAAGATCTTTACCGGTAATACCCTTGGGCTCACAACGACAACTTCATCAGGGCTCGGCCAAGCTACAAAAGTTGATGTCAAGATCAATGGATTTACAGGTAGGGCGAGTGATACTCTCAGTCAAGAGACACTGGTTCATGAGCTAATCCACGCTGTAACATCCGCGCAGATTACATACGCCCCACAAGGTACGGCGGCTATCAAGCTCCGTGCTCTTCAGCAAGAACTCGTTAATATCTACAACCAACGGTCTAAAGCCGGGGCCCTTACTGCTACTGAAAAGGGTGTGGTTTTCCACGCATTGGAAAACGCTAATGAACTCTTGGCGTATGGACTGACCAATGGAGAGGTGCAGAACTGGCTGGCTTCCACGCCGAGTCCGACTGGGGGCACGTTCCTCAGCCGCATGTTCAACATCGTCTCGCAGGTACTTGGGCTGAAGGGTAAAGAAACCAGCGCGCTTGCCCGATTGATGGCTATCTCAGAAGAAATTCTGGATGAGTCTCTGACACCGTACGTAGCTGAAGCGAACAAACGGGGGCTATCTTTTGGCAAACAGCCTAATACCACTGGGTTCCCAAGCTGGGTGTTGAAAGAAGCCCAAGGATTAAAACCGGTATGGCATAAGGGGCCAGTCGCTCTATACGAAGGTACATCAACCGCGAACACGACAATTTTTGTTGCCGCCAAACAAAACGCAGGGCGCACCAACGTAGATATTCGTGGCTACAACGGTTCTGGATTCACCCCTGCTGAGCTTGCAGAACTCAGGCAGGCGGCGGACAACCTCACGCCGCAGGCAAACCCTCGCCTCAGCGCCGAAACCGAAGCTGCCGTTGAGGGTGTGGATGTCATCGGGGACAAGGAGCGGCAGACGCTCACTCAGCGCATCAAGACCGATCTGTCCAACAACCCTGCTCTGAAGGCACGGGTCAAGTTCACCGACTCTCTGGCCGCGCTTGAAGACTTCTTCGTCAACGCCTACGGTGGTGCAGTTCGTACAGCCAAAGGCCGACTCAACCCGATGGTGCTCATCTCTCGGGCACTCGACGCGTCACGCGTCAGCAAGGCGGCGCAAGAGCAAGGCGGATTGGGCTTCGACAGCGGGCTCATCGTTGCCACAGAACTGAAGAACGCCGAGGGGCAGAACGTCAGCTACCAGGGCGTCATGGGGCGCATCGCTGAAGCTGCCAAGGAGCGTGGCGAAACCTACGAGCAGTTCCGCACCAAGGTAGACACCGTGCTCTACGGGCACCGGGAACACAACCTGCGGGAAACGAACAAGACGCTGCTCCCTGATGAGCAGGTCGAGCTACTGCTGGACGACAAGCAGATCGACGCGTTGGAAGCCGCGTTCCAGAAGGACGACTTCATCAAGGGTGTCTCGTCTGACCTCGACACGATCCGTTTCAACCTGCTGGACACGCTCGTACAGGCAAAGCGTATCTCCGAAGAGCAGGCGCAAGACTACAAGGACGCCATCGGCTATATCCCCTTTGAGCGTATCGGGGAGTACGAAAACGCCTGGGCCAATGCGACCCGTGGTGCCAACCGTGGCGTAGCTGCTCTGAAGAACATCCGCAAGCTGGAGGGCAGCGAAGAGCGCAAAACTACATCCGTCACCGAGAACTTCTCCAAGCTCATGGATTGGGGAACGAAGGAGGCGATGAAGAACGATGCGGCTCTGCGTGCGCTGAAGGACATGGTCCTCATGGGCGCTGCGTTCAAGCGGCCCAACAAGCCGAAGACTGATTCCCCCGGTGACATGATCACCGTGTTCGATGACGGCAAGCCTGTCTCGTTCTACGTACCGGACCCAGCGCATGTGGTGGCGTTCAGCATTGCTGACCCGCAACTGTCCAATGTGCTCAAGGCATTCCAGCGGGGCTCGCAGGTGCTGCGTGCGGGGGTGACTTCCCTGCCACCGTTTGCCATCAAGCAGGTCTTCGACGACATCGTCCGTGCCTACACCTACGCAGGGGTGAAGAACAACGCCGCGCTCGTCAAGAGCGTGATGCTCAACTTCCCGAAGAACTGGGTCAACGAGATCTTCAGGAAGAAGCCTAAGGACATCAAAGCGCTGGAAGGGCTGGGCATCGTCGGTACGTTCGACTTCACACAGCAAGGCAACCTGAAGAACATCCTTGAGGAAGCCGGGGCGAAGAAAGAGAGCTTGGGCTCCTCGATCATGCGTGTGATGGAAGCTGGTGCCAAAGCATCAGACCTCGCGGTGCGTCAAGCTATCTACGACCAAGTGATGAAGGAAACCGGGGACAAGGCCCAGGCTGAGTCCGCCGCACGGGAAATCATCAACTTCAGCCGCCGTGGGTCTTCAAGATTCATGGGGCAGATGATCAGCATCATCCCGTTCTTCAACGCCTATGCGCGAGGCATGGACAAGCTGGCAACGGCTGCTGCGGGTAAGGTCGTCGGAGAGACCACGGGCACCGCCCGGTCGATGTTCTACAAGCGCATGGCGGTCATGACCTCGATGGGTCTGGCCTATGCCCTGATGATGCAGGACGATGAGGACTACCAGAACCTGCCTGATCATGTGCGGGACACGAACTGGGTTCTGCCTTACGGCAAGGAACTGGGGTTCACTCCGGTCATCCCGATCCCTGCTGAACTCGCGTTCTTCTTCAAGGCTATCCCTGAACGCATCGTCCGGTACTACAAGCTGTACGGCACCGACGAAGAACAAGCTGCTCTGGATGTGCTGGGTAACCTGACTTCCCGTGGCATCGACGTATTCTCGTCACCCAACATCACGCCGCAGGTGCTCCGTCCGTTCCTTGAGAACATCGCCAACTACTCGTTCTTCCTTGGCCGTCCGCTGGAGAGCCAAGCGCAGCAAGCCCTGCGCCCGTTTGAGCGGTATGGCACCGGCACCTCGGACGCCATGAAGGCGGTAGCCAAGGGGCTGGAAGACGCCGCCAATGCCACAGGTATCGAAGCCTTCGCTGTGTCTCCGATCAAGCTGGAGAACGCGATCCGGGGCATCTTCGGCACCGCTGCAGGGCTGGGCTTGTCGATGGCTGACATGATGGTCAACCCAGGGCGCACCGACCGCCCCCTGCATCAACAGCTTGGTTCTCAGCTTACGGGCCTGAGCGCGGTGACCAAGGACCCCATCGGCAGTCGCAACCTTGACTTCATCTACGACTTGGAGAAGCGCGTCGAGCAGGTCAACGGTACGGTGAACCGCCTGATGGAGCGCAAGCCCGAGGATGTGGATCAGTTCCTCAAGGACAACATCGGCCTGTATTCGATCCGTGGTGCCGTGCAAGGGGTCATGGAAGGCATCCGCACGCTCAACAAAGCCGCGATGGCGGTTGATCAGGACAAGTCCGTGGGTCCCGAGGAGCGCCGCAAACAGATCGACCTGCTGCGTATCGACCAGAACAAGTTGGCTCAGCAGGCGATGATGCTGCGCAAGATGGCGCGGGACATCCAGATGGGGCGCTGATGAAAAAATCCCCCGGAGGCTTACGCCGACCGGGGGGAATCATCAGGAGAAACGCTGGCAACTGATCCAGCGAGGGCATTATGGAGTACACCAGACCCGAATGCCAAGCACTCCGTTCTCAACCCGCTCCGCCCAGACCAGCGGGTACAGGTTTTTGTAGTGCTTTTCCACCGCAGCGAAGGTCTCTTTGTGCTTCAGACTGGGGACAAAGAAGCTCTGCAACGGAGCCAACGAATCGGGAACGTCGAACTCCGCGCCCTTGATCCGCAGGGGGCGTCTGTAGTAGTCAAGTCTCTTCTTGAGGAGGGATGAGGTCATTGGCTTGGAAACCCAACACTGCCTCTGCGTCCTTTATGCAGTAGGCATTCACTGCTCCAAAGTCTGCGTCCCACCCGGAGCCCATTCGCTTCTTAACGACTTCTAACTTGCGCCCGGTTTCTGCTTCGAAAAGGTCAGGCAACTCCCGTGTGTTGATGTATTGATCTACGCACCAACGGTTAAAGTCTTTCTGCACGATGAACAAGATTTTAGTATCAGGTTCATACCGAATGGCAAGCTGACCTTTAGGCTTCACATAGGCTTGGTTCTGCAAGCCGTTGGCCCGTGAGGTGGCGTCCACGATCAGCATGTTGTTGACGTTCTTGTTGACGAACGATGCGATGGACTCCGTTGCCTTGGTAGCTTGGAGCAGCATCTGAGCCCCAGCGTTGGACACGAGTTTGACCACCTTACGGGCGATCCTCACGATGTTGTAGGAGACCAACCCAAGGTTCTGCAAGACAACCCCTGCTGTAACCGCGCAGATCACTGCGTTCAGTCGATACCGCTCCGTCTGAGTCCAGTTACCTCTTGAGTAGATAGCCGCTTGCGTCTCCAACCACATGGCCTGCACTTCTTCCAAATGCGGGATGACGTATTTTAGAAACACATCTCCTGCATGGCCGTAATTGTCTGCCAGTGCGTTGAATATCCTCTGTGTCTCCAGCACATCTTTAGGAACGGGTGTCTGTAAGTAGATCTCGATAGTCCGCGCCATCTCGCCCTGCGGGTCTACTTTGATCTTGCTCAGTTGGTCCTCTAGGTTGGCGTTGGTGGACCAGATCGAGGTGCCCTTCCAAGTGATGTCATTCATGCGCTCGGCGTTCCTACCTGCCTCCATGCGGTCCCGGGCACGCCCCTGCGTGCTGCCGTAGAGCAGGGCGGAGATCTCTTCCGGCGAAGCATTGGTCATCTCGTCCAAGCACATGGCGATGCCGTTCCACACGCCCATCCGGTGCACCTTGGTCATGTGCGTGTCCTGCGCGTCCTTCATCATGGCCTTGGGGTCGCCAAAGATCGAGTTGACCATCCGCAGAATGGTGGTCTTGCCGGTGCCGCTGCGCTTGGAGTAGTAGTTGATCACTGCCCCGTTCTCGGGGGACAGCGCCATCAAGACACTGCCAAACCCAGACAGCACACCGAAGGCGTGCAAGTCGAACCGAGGGTCGTTGTAGGCGTTGGCAATCTCTTTCCACTTCTCCAAAGAACCTCTTGGCGTAAACCAAGGCGCATACTTCTCAACTGACTTTCCCGGTGGGCAAGTAATTACGCCATTCTTCGTGTACTCACGGTCACCCACAATGAACGTGCCGTTCTTAGTCCATCCAAAACGAGTATGCACATCATCCGCCTTCATTCTGAGTTGAAGTTCTTGAATCGACTTACCCACGTAAGTCTGCAACTTCACAAGCTGTGCCTGGGCAAAGACTGCTACACCTTCTGCGCTGAGCTTGTCACGGAACTTGTCCAATGCGCCGATGTCTTTTTGCGGGACCATGAAGTCCCGCACTGCATCATTAGGCAGATGGTGGCGGAGCCAGACTACGTCTCCTAAGTCAGACTCCCGCATGCGCTTGTATACGTAAAGGTCGTAAGGGTATACAACCTCGACTTTCATTTCATCGTTAATTTTGACGTCAGTGTAAACCCCACCGTGCGCTCCACGGTAATAGGGAAAAGGGTACGCAGGAATCTCAAACTTCTTCTCTGCGATGATGATCTCAGCAGGTCCTGGGGGTGCAACCTTGATCGTGGCACCGAGCTGGATCGGAGACGTTATCTTGCCACTATGTGGACAACCCGCGCACAGTGACGCAGTCTCCATGCCCTGAAAAGTTTCACAGGTATACGGACCCTTCGTTCCATCTGCCTTTCGCTCGGTTTCATCCGCCGAGTAATTCGGGTGCTTCTCCGACACTGCATGGATAGCCCAGTCGCGGTCTTCGCAGTGTTGTGCAACCGAAAGTACGCCCCGCCATACAGGCTCTGGTAGCGTATCAGATTGGCTAATCGCGTTTTGTATTTGTGCACAACCGTCTCCTTTGACTGACTTAGCCCAAATTATTTCGAACTTGCTAACCCGATTAGGGTCACCACCGGCGAGGCTTTTTGTCAGGCTTGATGGTGCAGTCTTTGAGATAGCCTTTGCCTTGTCAAAGGCAAAGATTGCCGGTGCCCCAATAGCCTTCTTTAGATCCTCAAAATCGTGCTGAATGATTGGGGTAAGCAGGGTAACGGTACTACCGTTCTTGGAGTTGATCGTCTCAGGCACCCGCAGGACGCGAACTGCATCCGCAGTGCAGACAGGATCAGCTTTGAAATCGTGCTCTTTGCAGAGCGCTTTGAGTCCGCTGGCTACCTCGATCCATGAGTGGACAGGTACAGCGTCGAAGAAAATCCAGTGGGCGTGCAGGCCGTTGCCTGAATCCACGATGGTCGGGCGAGGCAGCTTCGCTACCTTGCAAAACTCTCTCAGTGCTTGTGCGCCCTCGCCCTTGTCAGCGTAAGGCTTGCTTGGACCGCAGTCCACATCAACATACAGTTCTCTTTTGGCTACAGCGTTGTCCGATGTGGCTGTCTGACCTGCCCCAAACCCGGCAGTGACATAGTAGACATCGTAGCCATTATCAACATATGTTTGTATCTCATCAGTCATCTCTTGGACCGACGAGTAAAAACGGTTGAACGCGCTGCCTGTTGACTTCTTGATTATTCTGAGAGAGTACCGTGTTCCTTCTGGGAGAATGCCTTCTAGGAATCTATGTTGAGACATGGTGACGAAGGGGTAACCACAGACGCTGAGTCGTGGCGCGGGTGACAGGGTGGCTGGTCAGGCCGGAGGGAGAAGGCGACGATAGTACGTCAGCACCTTGTCGCGCAAGTGCTTTCCGACCTCGTGTTTACCCGAAAACCACCGATAGACAGCGGCCTTGGAAACGTCGAGGTCAGTGCACACTTGCGCGACAGGATGCTTGAGGTATATGCACAGGCGTCCGAGTTGGACGCCCAGCATCGCCGGGTCTGCATCCGCGTTCAGCCGAATGATCTTCGCTGAGTAGGTCATGGTGACAAAGAGGGGGCCGTAGCCCCCACCCTTACTCAGTCGTCGGCGTCATCGCCCCAGTCGGACAGGATCGACTTCACGCTCACAGGCGCTGTCGCTTTGGCTTCCCGCACCACGGGCTCCTCGATCACCTCAGCAGCAACAGCGGCGGGTTCAGCCTTCTTGGGCTTCTCCACCTTGAACTCAGGCTTGGCAGGTGCCGCCGCCTTGGGCTGAATGAACACAGGCTGCTCCACAGGAGCGGGCGCAGGGGCAGCGGCCTCCGGCGTACCGTCGATTTCCGCGACGGTCATCGTGACTGCCTCGATGGCGGCAGGCTCATCCATGCGGGCCTTGACTGACTCCCACTCGTGCTCTTCCAGCGGGCGCACGGCGCTGAACACCAGCTTCATGTTGGCAGAAGTGTCGAAGCGCATCTCGGTCACCACTGCGTTGACTTCGATACCGTGACCGCCGAGGAATCGGGCGTACTGCTGCAAGCCCATCTTACGACCTTCGCCTTGGGCAAAGAGGCTCGACGCGTTGATGTTCATCGCGTAGATGTCACCCTGGATGTCGGAAGCCAGCAGCACCGCCAGACGGCGGCTGTAACGGCACGCCTTGGAGTCACCCTGCCCAGAGCCCTTGATATCCTGTGGGCAACCTGTGCAGGACTTGTGCTGCGGGTTCTTGACGTTGGCGTGGGGCTTCGTGCTGTCATCGGACCAGCAGAGGGGGCGACCCTTCACACCCTTCTCATACTGAGAGCCGTAGAACGTGCGGGCGTTGTTGTCCGATGCACGGACGATGATGATGTTCATGGCGCGGTCTTCGTTCACCGCAACCGACTTGCCACCCACCAGCATCGTGAAGACGTTGTTGTCAATGCTGATGCGCTTGCTACTGCCACCGCCCATCAGGGACTTGGTCAGCGAACTCAACTCACCCCTGCGCAGATGTGCAGGCAGTGCGTTACCGGATTGGAAAAGGGTCAGTTCAGACATGATTAACTCCTACGGACTGTTACCGTGTACTTGGATTCGACGTTCATACCCTTGGGCATTTGGTCGGGGTTTGCTTTGAGGTATTCCCCCATAGCACGTTGCGCAATGCGTCTCTCTAGCAGTTCAAGCGCGTTGTTCTCCTTGATGAAGTTGTGCATAGCCTCCCAGTCGGAGGTCCAGTAGCGTGTATCTACGCCACGAATTACCACGCCAACACCTGGGATGCTGACGTTGCCACCTGCACGCTTGCAGGCTTCTAGCAGGAAGTTCTCAACTACCCGCATCTGCTCTTTGATCTCTTTGTCTTTCGTCTCGTATTCAGCGCTCAACACACTACGCGCATCGCGCATCTTGATGTAGGCCTTGACGAGCTTTTCAGTTGGAGGAAGTTCTTGGTCTTCCATGTTGGTCTCCTGATGAAGTGAGGGGATAAAGTTTACATCGCAACTTTTTAGGCGTCAAGCTCCTCCCGATAAAGATTGAGCAGGGTGTCCATGTCCTCGGTCTTGAGGTCCAGCGCGTCATAGAGCTTGCGCTCCACGTTGCAGCCACACAGCCTCACGACGAGACAGGGGTTCTTCTGCCCTGCCCGATGCACGCGGGCGTTGGCTTGGTGCCAGATCTCGTTGGAGGTCACAGGACCCCACCAGACCACGGTGTTCGCTGCGTGTAGGGTCACGCCGTGCGATGCAGCCGCAGGCTGGATGAGCAGGATGCGGGGCTCGGGCTGGGTCTGGAAGTTCTTGAAGATCTCCGTGCGGTTGTTGACAGAGACCCCGCCGTGGATCACATCCACTGCGTACCCATCCTTGCGGAGCCGGTCACGTAGCACCTCGATGGCGTGCCTGAACGGGACGAAGACCAGCACCTTGTGGGTGCTCTCCTCGATGGCTTCCACCAGCACGTTGTACCGGTGCGTGATGTCGAACTCCACCGTGTTGCCGTCGTCTGTGTACACCGCTCCGCTGGCTACTTGTAAGAGTTTGTTCAGGTTCGTTGCAGCGTTAACGGAAGTGACTGTCTCCCCTGCCGCTGCCATGATGAACTGATCCTTCAGCATCTTGTAATACTTCGCCTGCTGCGGGGTCAGTGACACTTCACGCGTGGTGTACAGCAGTTCAGGCAGGTCCAGGCACTCATCCTTGGTGAAGCGTATCGCGGGTTGGAGTACCCTGTTGACGATCTCCGCTGCGTTCTTCTTTGCTGTCCATTTGAACTGGGTGACTTTGTACATCACCTGATCTCTGAAGGAGTAGAAGTGCGGAGGTACGGAGGAAGGATTCAACATGCGGGCTATGCCGTATGCGTCTATCGGAGACTGCGAAGCGGGCGTGCCGGTCGCCATCCACAACCACGTTTCTGGAGTGATGAGTGAGTTGATTGATTTCCATCTTTTAGTTGTTGCTGTCTTTACTGCATTGGCTTCGTCAATGATGACGAGGTCGAACCCCCCGGCTTTAAGTTCAGGCAGGACTGTCTCTACACCGTCGAAGTTGATGATGACGAACTCAGCCCCGGAGTTGATGACCTTGACCCGCTTGTCTCTGCTACCGTGCGCTACGTCCACCGTGCGGTGCATGATGGTCTTGAACAGGTCCGCCTGCCATGCCGAGTTCATGATCGACAGCGGGCAGATGACCAGCACGCGTTTGACGTAGCCTTTGTCCAGCAGGTAGTCAGCAGCCCACGCGAAGCTGGCTGTCTTGCCCGTGCCCGGGTCGTTGAAGCAGAACGCCCTGCGGTGCAGGGTCATGAACGCTGCGGTCTCTCGTTGGTGGTCGAACGGCTTGAACAGCCCCGGCCATTTGTAGCGCCCCTCGATGGGTGAGGGGACGTTCTTCACCCCGAGGTTCTTCAGGACCTGAGCTTCCTCAAGCCCCCACCGCACCAGCACCTGCCCATCGTCTAGACGCTTGCTCTTCGGTATGGTGTTGAGCACCCGCTCGGGGTGCCGCAGCTTGAGCAAAAGGGCTCTGTCCTCGATGATCTGCATGCCTTACCTCAGAGGGAACTTAGCTTCTTCCTGCATCTTCAGCAGGCGCAGGGCTTGGGTCTTGGCATCGTCCAGCGCATGGTGCCCGGTGCCTACTCGCTCAACCTTCGTCTTCATGAAGATTGCCGTGATGGTGCGGTAGCAGCGGTCGTTCCAGAAGTGCCAAGGCACATCCATCTTCAGGGCTCGGTAGGCAGCGGCTACCAGTGCGTTGTCAAAGTTTGCGCCGTTACCCCAGACCAGTACCGTATCAATCGGCGGCATCCACATGGTGAACTTGGTGAGCGCAGTGTTAAGGCTAAACTCACCCTTGAACGCAGCAGCGCGGGCCTCAGCAGACTGCTTACCCCACCACTCCAACGTGCTTTTCTGCGCACGAAGTCCTGCTGCTTTGCAGGACTCTGGGTCAATGGTGACGTAGAACTCTTCACCCAACCCGTTCTCATCGAACTTCACAGCACCGATGCTGAGGATAGTATCCCCCGGTCTAGTGCCGAGTGTTTCTATGTCTATCATTACGTTCTTCATTACCGTCATGTTTTTCTCCTGATGTGAATAGCAGAACGGCCCGATAGGGGGAACCCATCGAGCCACGGACCTCGGTCTTGCCGAGGAAACGAAAGCATAGCCCCAGTGGGGCTACGCGTCAACGCCCGCCTGAGCGGGGACCTTTGAAATTCTTCGCGCTGTTGGCGCTGAAGCTCTTGAGCTTCACGTTGCCCGGAGTGCTCTTGCCCCCGTCCTTGATCGGCTTCACATGATCGAGGGCCTTGCCCTTTCGAGAATCCTTACCGTGTTCCTTGTCCCAGGCTCGGCGTGCACGCTGTCGCTCGGACTGCTTGGCTCTGCCTCCGTTGGCGAGGAAGTCTGCGTACTCCTTCTTGTGGTCCCGGTCGGACATATCCTTGTAGGGCATGGCTCTTCTCCAAAATCAAGTTCCAGTTGAACCCAGTTCATCCGTTGGCTCCATTGTGTGGGCAGCTTGTTACCACGCAGTGTTTCCTACACAGACCCGACGGGTTGGGGTTCCAGACGCCAGATTTGTACGCCCCTTCCAGCCTGCCGATGTCCTGCATCCACTGCCGCCAGTAGTTCTTCTCCTGCGTCCGGTCGTAGTCCGCCCGCTTGAAGTCGTTTGCCACGACGAAGAGCAACCCTGCCCTGACCCTGCGGAGCGCAGGGAAGTGCTTGAAGACCATGAGCGCCATCAGTTCCAACTGCGCCGTGTCGGCGTACTTGGCAGACTTGCCAGTCTTGTAGTCCACGATCCGAGCGATGCCTTTCTCCTCGTTGACGATGAGAAGGTCTGCCACACCTCGGCACCATACATCTTTCGCGCTGAAGTCGCAAGGCTCTAGCTGCTGCGTCAACCCCATCTTGTGCTCACACAGCTTGGTCCCCTCGATGCTACGCAAGGTGTCGAGGTGAGACTTGACGTAGTTGAATGCCTCAGGCAGGGGGGTGCCATCGCGCACGTAGTGCTCAGCCGCTTCGTGGAAACTGCTCCCGTACAGCGTTGCTTCTGTGAACGGCGGCTCCGTGAAGTTCTTGTAGACCTTGACCTCAGCAAACTGCTTCGGGCATGTCTTGAACTTCTTCAGGGACGAATACGACCAAGCACCGGGCAAGCTCATCACTGCTCCTTCGTAGCCCGAATGGCGTTGTAGGTCAGCTTGGCTTCAGCCATCGCAGTCAGCGCGTGCTCCAGGGCAGCGTCTACATCACCTCGCAGCATGGCTTGGTGCAGTTCCTTCAGTGCCTTCTCCGCCATCATGCACGGGTAGGCGTAATCCACAACAACTTCAACAGTCACCGTATGTCCTTCCTATTCCACTCTCACAGTTGATCGGGCACCCCTGTGCCCACTTGGGAACCCAGCGCATACATTCTTCAACGTATGCCTGAGCTTGTTCAGCTTCTTCCTCACGGGCAATGGCAGCTACAGCATCATGCACGGTCAGGACCACATGCAGCTTCTTGGAGATCTTCAGTAGCTGCTGCATCACAACGATGCGGGCCAGGGCTTGCACGCAGTTGTGAACTATAAACGGCCCCGAACTACCACGTACTACAAACCGCTGTCTTGGGCCAGCATTGAGGATGTCATACACCGGTTGTTGAACGACGGCGTTTTCCGTAGCTGATCCACTGTCCATCCATGCTGTAATCTGTAGTAAAGTGTGCTCCTGGATATACCGGTTTCTTCGCTTAGTTTTGGTATGTCCACCCCCTGAATGCTGCTGCGCCTGTTCATCGAGTTCGCTCTGCGTGTGACCCATTCGCAGTTCTCCGGGCTGTAAGCCCCATCGTTGTCCCTGCGGTTGAGGTCCAACCCCCGCTGGTATGTAGGCCCCATATCCTGCCAAAAGTTTTGGAAAGAATCCCGCCAGCGTTCGCATACTGTGATGCCACGCCCCCCGTAGTTGTGCCACGCTTGATGCGACGGTAGTTTGCAACGGTCGTTCATTGACCTCCACACTGCAAATGCAGGGTGTTTCGACATACCATGAGTTACACGCGCTTTGCTTTGTAGCTGCTTTGTTGTACAACCGCAGTTCGGCGTCCCTCCGCGCTTGACCTCCTTCGTTACATCGGCTCCTACTTTGACGCATTGCTTCCCGCACTGGCACTGAAACCGCCAACTCAGCTTCTTCCCATCGCTGTGCTCGGGGTTCAACGCCTTCAACATGCCGAAGGTCTGGTCGGTAAGGTTGCGGGTTCTGTGATGCAGGGGTCCATCCGTCATTTGTCAGCACCTCGTGGTCTGGGGTCATGAGTACCCCGTCGATGCTAACACAAGTTTGGACAGATTTGAAAACTACTCCCCCGTGCCTTACAAACTCAACCCCATCATGGACGAGGTCTTCTTGCTGAACTTGCTCTATGGGGACCCACCCTCGGGTGGTTAGCACAGGCGTACCTTCGGCTATGCAGTTTTCAACCAATTTACCGCCATAAATATCCACCAGCCCTGTCTCATCCTTGTACTGCCACGCCTCCATCGCCATACCGTTTTTGTTCTTCACCCCACGGTGCAGTTGCGGATAGCTGATGTATAGCCCGCTTGGCAGCTTGATTCCTTTGCGCCCCTCGACCAGCACGACACCTTCACGACCGAACCACATGGTCTTGTCGCCGTACATCGTCTCGATAGCTGCCTCACCTTGCCTCCACAGTCTTGTGATGGCAGGGACTGAGTACCGATACGTGTCAATGATCCGCTTGCACTCATCGAGTTCCAAGTCCAAGTTCATCTCGGACGCCTTCAGTGTCACCTGAAGTTTCACTGCGCCAGTCTGGTATCCGCAACCCAGCACCACTGTCTTGCCAAGGAACCGCTCCTTCTTGTCCGCCTTCGTTATCTCTCTGCCGAATATCTTTCCAGACATCTTGCAGTACACATCAACACCGTTGGCGAAGTCTTCTACAAGATCTTCCTGCCCTGCCAGCCACGCAAGCATCCGCGCCTCGATGTTGGACGAGTCGCAGTCAATGATCACGTAGCCCGGAGGTGCCTCGATACAGCGCTTGAGCTTGTTAGCCTGCGCCCCACGAGCCGGAAGGTTCTGCAGGTTTATACCATCAGTGCCGCCCAAGCGGTGCGTTCTCGCAGCGGAATATCGCAGGGGCACCGGGAACAGGGGATTGCGCCCCGCCATGTCAATGAACCGCTGCGTGCGGGTCTCCTCCAACGTGCTCTTCACACCCATACGCGCAGCTACCACAGCCTGCACCCGCTCGTCGGGATGGTCCAGCAGGGCCTTCATAGCCGGATCGGTCTTGGCGAAAGCGAACGCTTGCTTACCTGTGGTCGGGCTGATCTTCATCGGCGGGACGACCCCAAAACTCTCCAGCACCAAAGCGAACTTCGGGTTGGACATCAGGTCTTCCTTGGCGATGCCTGCGTTGGACAGCAGTTCTTCCTTGCGGCGGATCACATCTGCCAGATGCTCCTCCAACTGCGCCTTGTTCAGACGCAGCACAGGCTCGGTGTACATCCTGATGAGCTTGTCGATCAACTCCAGTTCTTTGCGTGGGTAAGGGTCCCGATGATCGAACGTCTCCGGGTTGTACCAACCGTTGGACATGAGGAAGAACAACTCATGGCATAGCTCTACGTCATGCAGGCAGTAGTCAGCGTACTTGGCGAACTCCTCTGCGGTGAAGTCAGCCCTGCGTTTGCCCATCGCGTTCTGCACCTCGGTGCCCTTGTCCTCCAGTCCGTAGCGCTTGGCAAGCAGAGCCAGCGAGTTGCCCTTCATCCCGAACATGGCGCGAGCCATCGACAGGGTGTCCAGCCACGCAGCAGGCTTCACTCCAAAACGCCACGACAGGATAGCGGCATCGAACAATGTGTTGTGAGCCAGCACCGCGTACTTGTCCCACTCGATGGCGTCCAGCCGGTACTGCACCTCTGCTTCGGTGCCAGTGATGATCTCCTTCTTCCCATCCGGCCAGCGGATGCCCAGCATGATGACTTCAAAACGAGGATCGCGTACATACGCTTCCATCGTCATCTTGGATAGGCTGAACTCTTTATCGTAATAAGTTTCTGCGTCTACTACAAGTATCTCCATTTATACATCCTTGTATGTTTCACGTCGCACTATTAGACTTATAGTCCGTTGGGACACCCCAAACTCTCGCGCTAATGGGACTTGCGGAGCAAGTTTGTTGTCGTATCTACGTCTTATGTCTAAGATTTGCGCGGGTGTTAGTTTAGCATTTACGTGCTTACTTCTTGGCTGAGTTCTCCTATTTTTTCTATAGCAATCTAGTTGGTTGTCAGTATTTGTACCGAGAAATAGGTGTGACGGGTTACAGCAAACTCTGTTATCACACTCGTGGAGTACAAACTGTGTGCAGTTACTAGCTCCCCCTAAGGTCCTAAAGTTTGAGATGGATAAATCTATACCGCCTTTGGTCAATGCGTATGCTAGTCGGTGTGCTTGTATACGCACCCCGTGCCATGAAAGATTGCCATATCCACTACTGGTTTTAGCCCCTTGCCATTCCCAGCATTCATCCAAAGTACCAATCCTAACTTTAGCCCAAAAGTTTTCTGGTGTATTTTTTGTGTTCATATCACGATACCCAGCTTTGCCGTTCAGCAAACCACTCTTCGAGCAGTTCAAGAGTGTCTTCACGCACCACCATAGCCGAGCCCCCGGCTTTGTGGATGTCTGCCATCTCACGCTCTTGGAGGACAGTGGGTTTGTTAAAGCCTGCCTTGCATTCTACACCGAGGAACATGCCACGATAGCACACGATGATGTCTGGTATGCCAGCACGACCGTAGCCATTCTGTGCAGGGAAGAAGTAGTAAGCGTGATACTTCTTGATGATGTCCACACAGCGGGACTTGACCTTACTTTCCGGGGTTGCCATTTGCTTCTTCCACTTCAATAAGTTTCTGGATGTAGTGCGCTGCCTTCTTCAGATCCTGCACACCGCCCTTGAGTCGCCAGCGTGACAGGTACTTCACGGCGTTGCCGTCGAGGTAGCCGAGATCCCAGTCGAGGATGACATCCCAGGTCTCGTACTTGTTGCATTTGTAGTGGTTACCGCCCACCTGCGTTTCGTTTGCACTCATATCAGGGCTTCTCCAATACTTTCAGCTTCAGCATAACGCGTTGTTTTTCTTCCTCGATTTTCTGTAACGCTTCCGTCTTTTTGATAGCTGTAGAGGAACGGCCAGGGACGATCCTTTCCTCGGTCCAGAACCTGTGTAGGTTCGCGCATTGGTAGCGACGGCGGCGCGATCCATCTGAGGGCTCCGTCCACAGGACTTCCGTCCATGTTCCGCACGTTGGGCATTTCATTCCTCCTTCATCTCCACAAATGATGGGCATCGTTCCTCTTCCATGATCCACGGACCCATGTACCACTGGCGCATGGCGTCAGGATCAACCGGGCTGTTGAACACGTTGCGTTTACATCCCTTGCAGTATTCAAAGCATGGGTTACCCGCGCACCGGGCAAAATCTTGGGGTTCGTATCTCATGGGTTACTCCTTGCGCGGATGGCTGCGGCAAAGTCGTCGGCGTACGCCTGCCCAACAAAACCTTGGTCAATCGTGGCTTTGATGATGGCCTCACGCTCAGCCAGCACTGCCGCATCCAATATCGTCCTTGAAGCGGCGATGTTTGCGTCACGGAACACTGACTCGTAAACGAGGTGGGCGAAGCGTTCAAGTTCCGCAGTCCAGTAGCCATCAGTGATCCAAACGCCATGCGAGTCCGCATCAGAAAACCCTGCCTCCCGCGCCATGCGTATGATGTCATCTCTGCTCATTTATTAACTCCTATCTCATGCGCTCTTTCAACTGCACGGGCAAACCGCTCAGGTAATTCTTCGACTGCGGATCGGTACGAAGGCAGCGCTTCAGTTTCAATGTCAAGCAACTCCTTGATCTTTTCCTTAGTCAACGGTTTACGTTTTCTGCCTGCCCACCATTCGGCAATGGTTGCGTGTTGTGGTTTTGTTTGGTTTGAAGAACTTGCCATCGACAGTGCATCATGTAACTGCGCGATCTGTTTACAGATGAGTTCACGCTCGGCAGCGGCGACGAGGGCGGCGAAGTGGAACCATTCAGGCTCCAAAGGACAAGTGTCAGTAACGTAAAACCCAGCCTCCCGCGCCATACGTTCGAGGTCTTCCTTATTCATTTCTTCTCCTTTGCACGTAGCTTAAGAAGCTCTTCCAGCATCTTCTCCATGTCGTCTGCTGCCTTGAGCAGCATGGGGGTGATAACACCCTCAGGCGGTGGGGCACTGCGTCCGAATGTGCGAAGCGCTGCGATGTCGAACCGGGCTGTGTGCTCGGCAATTTGTTTACTCATTGCTGCTGCCCCCATGTAAACACTGAGTTAACCGCAACCTGCGGTATGCGTTTCTTGTCCCGCCACGCCTTCTTTCTTTCGTAGTCACTGATGACTGGAGGCTTTCTGGCATCGCGCTTGTCACCCACTGCGTAAACAGCGCGGAGATACTTCCTGCCGATGCCTTCCCGCGTCCATGAGTAGATGTAGATCTGCTTGGTCTTTACCTTTAACCGCATGGCGCTGATCAGACTGCTCACGTTGGGGTATGGGTGGTCAGGAAAGAACCGAGCCACCTCACGCATGGTCATCGGCCCGCACTGCTCCAAGACCCCCTTGACGTTTTCCCAGTTGAGTTTCATGTGATTTCGTGGGCACGTTCCACTGCCCTTGCAAAGTCGCGGATACGCCAGTCCCACCAGTTTTGTGGGAGGCCTCCGACAAAGCAGTCCGCCATGATTTGCTCAAGCTGTTTTGTCTCCAGCGGCTTGCGCTGGGGTGGGGCGGGGTAGAGGGGCCTCCAGTTTCGCCCGCCAGTTCCCTTTTTCCAAACCAAGTATTCCTGCTCGGTGTACATGTTCTGATAGAACCACGCCACCGGCTCCTGCACCGGCTCTGCCAGCGCGGCGCGGAGGGCATCAATGATCTCTGGGCACCAGACAGTGATTGCCTCGACAGTGCCGTCATTCGAGTCAGTGCAGCCACCCTGCAATGCTTCCAACGCCTCCA